GGGGTCTACGAGCCCGCCGAGTTCGACCGTCATCAGGTTATCGACGGCGAGGTCGAACCCGTCCGAGTCCGCGCCGAGCACGCCGACCGAGGCGTTCAGGGCGTCGCAGCCGCGCTGGGAATCAAGACGGAGACGGTCGACGCTCAGGCGCCCTTGCCCAGCGAGCCCACCCCGGAAGCGCCCGCCGTCGAACTGATCACCACGGCCCAGTCGCGCAAGCTGTACGCCCTACTACGAGAGCGCGGCCTGGAAGACAAAGACGCCGCCCTGGCGTGGATCTCGTCGGCACTGAGCAGGACCGACAGCCCCGTGGTCAGCACCAAGGATCTCACCAAGACCGAGGCCACCACCCTGATCGACATTCTCGAAAGCGACCGCGCGGAGGGTGCCGAATGATCACCATCGAGGCGGGCAAGCTCGCGAACCTCCTGACTGACCTACTCGATACCGCCGACGAGACCCGGGGTATCCACCTGGCAACACACCGGGCCGCGATCGGTGACGAGCCCGGGGAGACCGACGTACTTGCCGGGCTGTCCTCTACCGGATTCGTGCTCGGCCACACCTGGGCCGAGTGCATCGGTCAGGGCGAGTCAACGGTGTGGACGGTCGACGCGGCCGCGATCGTGGTCAGCATTTGCAAGACGCTGGCGGCCAAGGGAAGTAAAGACCAGCAAGTCACCGTCGACATCCTCACCTCGGTAGCTCCACCACCGGACGGGGAGCTGAAAGACAGCGAGCTTCCCGAGTGGGCCGTCACGGTCCGCGAGACCCCCGCCTTGTTCGATTCGGACACCGTATTCGAGTTCCACGCCCAGCACGCCAACGCATTTCCGGTCGAGACGTTCCGGCGGGTCTTCACCGACGACATGGAGCTGTCCGACCCGTCCTGGCGCGATCTGATGCTCAGCGTATGGAATCCGCATGTTCTGTCACCGCTATTGAAGATCGCCAAACGGCACAGCACGCCCCGACACGTCGAGTCAATCCGGCTCTACCGCAAGCCCGATCGCGCGGTCCAGCGCGTCGAGATCGGCGATTCATGGATCGGTGCAGTGATGCCCATCAAGCCCGTCGATCGGTCGGACCTGCCAGGCATCGACGCACTACTACCCGAGCAGGTGAACGCATGACGCGGCAACTCATCGTCGTAGACCTGGAAACAACCGGCCTCGGCCCGCAGTGCGCGCCGATCGAGGTTGCGGCCATCAACGTCGACACCGGAGAAACACTCGAATTCGTGCCGTACGTCGACCTGTCCAGGGTCTCGATCGAGCCCCAGGCCTTCGCCATCAACCGCTATTTCGAACGCGGTGTGTATGACGCAATGCTCAATCCCGACGACACCATCACAGCGTGGAGCGACCTCGCCGACATCCTGAGCGGCAACACCTTTGCCGGATCGAACCCGACATTCGACGCAGCCATGGTCGCACGCAAGGTTGGCACGCACTGGCACTACCGCCTGGCCGACCTCGCCGCCTATGCTGCCCCGGCTCTCGGGCGCGACCCGTCCGAGCTGCCGGGACTGGCCGACGTGCTCGCCGCCCTCAAGATCGAGAACCGTTGCCCACATTCGGCACTCGGCGATGCCGAGGCCACCGCCAAAGCATTCGTGAAGCTGCGCGACATCTACGCAGAACAGCGGGAGTCCGCGCGATGACCGCCCCGTCCATCTCCCGTCGCTACATCGACGCCACCCCCGTGCGCGAGCACCTGGAGAAGCTGCAGTCGATCGGCTGGACCATCAACGCCATCGCGGCCGCCAATGGCCACCCGGGAAAGCTCGTCACCACTCTGCGCCAGATCCTTCGCGGCCAACAAACCTGTGCCCCATCCACCCGCGACTACGTGATGTGGATGGACCCCGAACTGCCTCCCGAGACCGGAAAACCGTTCGTACTCAAATGGTCCGAATACGTGTACATCGGCGTACCCGACCATGCGGCTGCGCGCGAAATGGGCATCACCTACAACTCCATGTCAGAACAGCTACGGCGCAACGGTTTCCAGCCATCTGCGCTGCTTTATGAGCTCGCCCGCGAGGAACGTGAGAAAGCCAAGGCGGCCGCATGACGCTGACCGAAGATCAACGCTGGCTATTGCGGATGGTCGGCGGGTGGGAAATGCGCGACTGCCTCGTCGGTCCCGCAGGTGTCACCCGCTTGATGCAATCCTGCTACGGCGGCACCCGCCTGCCTACAGACGGATACCCGTCTCACCTCAAGGGATTTGAGTGCGGGCAGGGCAAGATCGTATCGAGGGGCATCCCCGTCGTCACCGTGACCACCGCGCAGCTGAACAAGTACGCACGCTCCCTGCCGGTCGATCTTGTCGCCGAGATGCGCGAGTGCGCCATCGCCGCACAGCGCAACAACCTACGTCGCCACCAGTTCTGCCACTGCGGGAACGAACCGTGCGGGTACGCGTACATGGGCGATCGTATCTGCCCGCCGACCGAGCAGCAGGAAGCCGACGCCAATGCCGAGTTCTGGCGCTGCCAGGACTGGACCGACGACCTGCTCGACCGCGCACTCGGGTTCACCACCGAGGACGAGCCGGTCGGGCAGCTGGAGCTGTTCGGAGTCGGCGCATGATCACGCCCTACTACCAAGACGAATCGGTCAGCCTGCACCACGGCGACTGTCTCGACGTGCTGCGCGCCGACGACTACGGATACGACTGGAACCTCGGCTACCGATCAGCGCGGATGTTCCCCGACAACAGCGTCGACGCGGTGATCACTGACCCGCCCTACGGCATCGCGTTCATGGGCAAGGCCTGGGACCAACCCGGCGAATTCGGGTCACAATGCAAGAACGGGACACCGGCCGTCACCCGCCGCGCGCGCCCGAACCGTGACAGCAACAGCGGTGCCATGGAGGCCGGCCGCTACGACCTCTCGCCGGCGGCAATGCTCAACTTTCAGCGCTGGTGCACCGCCTGGGCCACCGAATGCCTGCGCATCCTCAAGCCCGGCGGTCACCTGCTGGCGTTCGGCGGCTCGCGCACCTGGCATCGGCTGGCAGCCGCGATCGAGGACGCGGGTTTCGAGATCCGCGACAGCATCGCATGGTTATACGGCTCCGGGTTTCCGAAGTCGATGGACGTGTCCAAGGCAATCGCATCCACGGAGCTAGGGTACGGCGGGAACTCGGTCGCGCAGCGCAAGGCGACGATGGGCGACAACTACGTCCAGTCGGGGCGGCAAGGCAACCGTGACGGTGCTGGCCGCCGCGATACCGGGCTGGCCGAGCACACACTCGAACTGACCGAGAGCGCGCAGGCATGGCAGGGCTGGGGTACCGCGCTCAAGCCCTCATTCGAGCCCATCGTCGTCGCACGTAAACCGTTGGCGGGCACTGTCGCCGCGAACGTACTCGAGTACGGCACCGGGGCACTGAACATCGACGCCTGTCGGATACCCACCGGGGACAAACTCGGCGGCGGCTCAACGACGCGCGGCCAGCGGATGAAAGACGGCTGGCACCGGCCCTGGATGGACGACCCCGACATGGTGGCGGCGAACGCCGAGCGAAGTCGTGCATCGGTGGCTAGATCCGAAGAATTGGGCCGTTGGCCGACCAACGTCGTCCTCGATGAGCGACAGGCCGAAGCTCTCGACAGGCAGACAGGCGTCTTGCACTCGGGAACCATGCGTGCTGGCACCAATCGTCAGCCGCGAGCGGGCGGCACGATCTACGGCGCTGACACCCGCACGTTCGCGCCCGCCGACACCTACGGCGACAGCGGCGGCGCTTCGCGGTTCTTCCCCGTGTTCCGCTACGAGGCCAAGGCCCCAACATCGGAGCGGCCCAACGCCGATGGTATGCAGCATCCCACGGTCAAGCCGCTGGAGCTGATGCGAACGTCAACGGACAGCCCGCCTACGGCACCGGCAGCCGCGTCGTGCTGACCGTGGCGCACCTGAATCACACCCCCGAGGACTGCCGGGATGAGAACCTGCGCGCCATGTGCCAGGGCTGCCACCTGCACTACGACCTAGAGCACCACGCACAGACGCGCCAGCGGGCACGCACGGCGGCTCTTGAGGCGCAAATGAATCCACTATTCGAGGTGACGCAATGAGAACCATCCTCGCCGATGACGACGGCCCGCCCCACCCTGGCCACACAACGTCCGATCACTACCTGCTCAAGTCCGGTCACCAGGTCCGGGTACTCAACGACACGGGCGACGATCGAGTTGAGATCACCACCAGCACCACGTATTGCCTGCTTACGTACACCGAGGCTGTCCGCGTCGGATGGTCACTCATCGTCGCCGGGATCAGAGGGTGGCGTCGTCGTGCCTGAACGAATCCAGCGCAAGCGCACCCGTTACCTGGGGCATCTTGAGATCTATTGCCCCGGTACCGGGAAGCCACCCGCCGCGGGGGCGCGTGCAGCGAGCTTCCGACCCCGGGGGATCTGTTCAATGTGCGGCTACGAGTACGCGCTCAAGACGGACGGATGCCTGCGGGCGCATGGCCGATATCCGGTGCAAATCACCTACACGACCACGAAAGAGGATTCATGAAGGCCGTTCTGCTCTCGTCGACGTACTACCTCGATGAGGCCGTGCAGCAGCTCAGCCCCAACGCTGAGCGCATGCTCACGAGAGCACTCGCCTTCTGCGGCAACGTCGAATCATCCGGCTACATCTCCGAGCTCAACATCACGATGCTTGGGCTACCCAACCCCAAGAAACTCGCCCGTGAGTTGGTAGACGCGGAGATCCTTGTTCCACGCCCGAACGGCGGGTGGGACTTTCGCACATGGGACGTGTGGAACTCGGCCGGGGACGCACTCGTGGCGCGTCGCAAGGCCGACCGAGATCGGCAGGCGCGGCTACGGCAAGAGAAGAAATCACGTGACGCGTCACGTGAGATGTCACGTGACGTCACGCCCCCTAATAGAACAGAACAGAAGAGAACTACTGGTTACGTTGAGAGTGCTACTCCCGACTCGACCGAGCGCGAGCCGCGCAGCGCACCCGTGACGCCGCTGGCCAATCGCCTGGTCTCCCAGATCATCCCTTCCGAACACCCGCCGGCCACCCTCACCGAACTGCGCTTGCAGACATCCGCCCTGCTCAAAGCCGGTCAACCCGAGGCGCTGGTGGCCCAAGCACTCGAACTCTGGACCACCAAGGCGCTGCACCCCAAGACTCTGCCCAGTCTGGTATCCGAGCTGATCAACGGCCGAAATCAGCCCAACCGCAACACGTCCGAGCACGCCCAGGCGCCGCCCGCTGCGCGCAAGGTCGGCATCGGTCTCGACCTCGCACGCGAATTCGCCAACCAGCCCGAACCACCCGCATTGGAGGCATGATGACCACCCGGAACTACCCCCAGATCGCCGCGCTGGTGCTCACGAAATGCGCCGCCTACGACCCGTATCTGACCGCTCCGACCAAGGAAACCTGCCTTGCATGGGCTGAGCAATTCGAGCTGTACGGGCTCGATCTCGACGACCTGACCAAGGCCGTCACGAAGGTCTACAGCGAGCACGGATCGGGCTATCGGCCACTGCCCAAGGACATCACCGACGCCGCCCGGGCCATCCGGCGCGAGCGCACCGAACGCGAGTCCAGTGAGCAGCGCGAAGCGCGCGAGGACCGGCTCGACGCGCGACCTGGGCTCGTCGACCACCGCCGCGAGATCACCCAATTCGCCAACACGTTCGGAGCCATCCAGTGAGCGACATCGTTGACGCCGAGGTCTACTGCGGGAGCGCCCACCCCGACGGCGAATGCAGCCTGCCCGACGGCCACAAGGGGCACCACGAGAACCTGTACGCCCGATGGCCGGCCGATTGGGGCTGGTGCATCGGTGGCGACGAGGGAATGCCCACCACTGAGATTCAGTACGGCATCGAGCCGAGCCCCGGCGACTGCGCGCGGTTCCACACCGACGAGCTCGTGAGCGCGATCGAGGAAGTGTCCAACTACCGCGAGGGCGCCCTGATCATCACGCGCACGGTCACCTACGGACCGTGGCGCTACGTCACCCCCGAGGAAATGCAGGCCGCAGAATGAGCGAGCATCCCCGCCAGTACGTGCCCCGACGTCCGCGCCCATGTGCCTCGCGCGGCCCCGTGGTCGCCGCCTACGCCGACAAGATCGATTACCCGTGCCAGAACTGCGGCGCCGAGCCCAACAGCTGGTGCAAGACTCCTGAGGGCCGCGACCAGATCGCCCCGTGCTGGAACCGAGGCGCCAAGGTTGGTGCGCGATGAGCACCCTGTGGATGTTGCGCCAGATGGGTTTTCGGCCCTGGATCGCATGGCAGCTGGTGTGTCTAGCCGCCCGCATCCACAACCCGCAATGGGTCGAACACATCACCATCACCACCCCCGACGGCAGCGCATGCAGCATCGAGATCATCGGCGACGAGTACGGCAGCGGGATATCGGCGACCACCGGCATCGGCTGGTGCGACCAGCGCGACGGCACCGAGGCTGCCGACATCGGGGGCGGCGTGCAGCTGCATCACCACTGGCCCGAGCGAATCGAGGATGTCCGATGAGCGCCGCCGGCAAGATCCCGAAACTGGCCAACCCCAGTTCCCCCGCGGTCCTGGCCGCACTGCGCATCCCATGCCCGACATGCAAAGCCGCGCCCCAACAACGCTGCCGGGGCCTGAACTACCGCATCGTCCACTTCGCCCGCTGCACATTCAAGGAGATCCCGTGACCATCGTCCTCGGTATCGATCCGAGCCTACGTAGCACTGGCCTTGCCGTGCTGACCGATGGCCAGCCGACGGCACTGCACTCGATCGGCTACGGCGGCCACGACGGCGATTCGTACGCAACTCGCAGCCGGCGTGTGCGCGCCGTGTGCCGAGCGGTGATCGAATGGGCGCTACGCGACGGCCCGCCGGATCTCGCCGTCATTGAGGGCCCCGCCTACGGCCAATTCCTACCCTCGACGTTCGACCGCAGCGGGCTATGGCACGGGCTATTCGGCGCGCTGGACGCCAAAAAGGTTCCCGTCGCGGTAGTTCCCCCGCAGACCCGCGCCAAGTGGGCCACAGGCAACGGCAGGGCCGAGAAAGGCGAAGTACTGCTCAACGTCCGCGAATGGTTCGGTCCCCGCGTCAAGGTAGTCAACCACGACATCGCCGACGCCGCGGTGCTCGCGCTCATGGGCGCGTTCCGGCTCGGCGAAGCAATGCCGTTCACCGTAAAACCGCGGCACTACGCGGGATTGGATGCAGCGGCATGGCCGAAGTGAATCCGGGGCAGTGGTTCAACGACATTGTCAACGAAGACCAGAAGCATCGCCGCGACCTGCGAGAGCGGGCGCTGTATTCCGCCACCCTGCTGCATTGCGACACCGGCGACGCGATGGCGATATTTGATCGTGAAGGCGCTGCCAACGACGTACTCGCCACCGCACAGCAGTTCTATGACTGGATCACTGGGGAGATCGAGTGACCAAGTGCCGCAAGTGCTCCCAGAAGTGCGATCTATTCCTGTGCAACGACTGCATCGACCAGCTACAGGAACACCTCACCGAGATCGCCTGGCTGATAGGCGAACTGGAGATCACACTCACCGGCCAAGACGTGCTCACCACCGGCTCGGTAGGGCAGTCCAGCGAGGAACCCAGCCCGATTCGGTTCGATTCGCAGGGCAACCCGAACACCATCGGCGACCAAACGCGCAACGCCGTCACCACATGGGTACGTGACCTCTGCGAGACCCGGCGTATCGCATTCGAGCCGGTGCGCGTCGTCCCGCTGGACTTCATCGGACCACTACCCGATGACCGCTGGCGGCGCCTACCGAGGCGGTACCAGCCCACCGCGGCCGACGCCGCCGAATGGCTCGCCGAGCACGTGCACACCATCGCCGCAGACCCCGGCGCCGCGCGGTGCTTCAAGGAAATGGCAGACCTGCGCGCCAATGCCCTGCGCATGATCAACCGGCCAGACCGTCACTTCGCCGGCCCCTGCCCCACCATCAAGGCGTACTCGCGCACCGGCAAGCCCATCGAATGCGGCAAGCTCCTGTACGCGGCCACCGACGAGCGCAGCATTACCTGCCCGGCGTGCAAGCAACCGGTCGACGTGCAGCGCAACCGTCAACGCGCATGGCGCGAGGGCGACAGGCTCACCGAGCGCATCTTGCTCAAGCGGCTCAAGGACATCGAGGAACCGGTCTCCGAGCGCCAGCTCTACCGATGGCTCCGACAGCGCAAACTTGCCCCCGTCGGCTGGCTACACAAGGGCGTGTTCGTCGAGCACTACATCATGCGCGGAGACCCGCGGGTGTTCAGTCTGCGCGCGGTAAGGCAGCTGCGGGCCGCAGAGCTCAAGGCCGGGCGGGCCGAGGTGGAACAGGCCGCCCCAGAACCGGCTCATGACGAGCCGGAAGCGGACCGCACGGCACCGAAACCGGAACAAGCAGAGCGTGAGGCGTATCGGCACGCATCCCGCACCTACGGGCAATCGGAACCGGCCGCCGAGGCGGAACACGAGCCCGCCGAAGCGGATCAAAATGTCCCGGCGACGAATCTCTCCGAAAGCTCCGCAGTCTGTAACCTGCGCGAATATGCTCCGCGTGCATGATCACCATTCGCGACGGATCGACTCTCATCTTTGCAGCCGAAGAGGCCCCAGACACGACGAGCGCAGTGGCCCACTTGCAGTTTCTTGCGGTCCGAATGTTCCGGCAAGGCAAGGGGTTTCCAGTGACCTTCTTCGGACTCCCCTCGGACCCGGGCAGCCCGCCCAGTGTGCAGGCGACATACTGGTTTCATCCGGGCATGACGCTGGCGTTTGACTATGGGACCTCAGAGGAAGTGACCATCGACGAGGAAGTCTTAGCCACCGACATGAAGGCGGCCACGAATAGCCCCCTCGGCATCCCCATCTCTAAGATCTCAGTCCCGTTCCCCGTCGTCACCAAATGGTGAGACTCAGCTCCGCTGTCGGTGGCCAGTAGTACAACTGGCAGATGGCACGCCCACCGCGCGATCGGTACCCCAATGCGTGCGTCGGTGACCTTGTTGAAACCGCCACGGGCTGGGCCGTCGTCGGCCCTCTCTACTGCCCGAACTGGCACAGCGCCGAAGAGCCCGGCTGGAAACACTCAACCGCAACATGCGCATGCAAGACACGGCACTACACCTGGACATGCCACTGCGGCGCCACCACCTACGCACCCAAGCTCGGACCCCAATGCCAGATCCGAGGTGGTGGCGAAGGCGTCATGCCACCCGACCACAGCCGAGTATGACGACACACTCGCCACGCGTGCCCCGCACGTTACTTGCGTAACACGTCCTGACCTGCGACGATTGGAACTGTCGCAAGTAAACCCTGCCCAAAAAACCCCGGCCTAGCTGGGGTTTTGTCATATCCGGGGAGGCGACTTCATGCCCAGTGCACCACCGCGCGTGTGCGCTCGCTGCCACAAGCCTGCACCTAAGGGCCGGCCCTGCTCGTGTCGTCCAGCATGGGAAGGCTCCACCCATGACAGCGGCAATGATCGGCGCTGGCAGGGCGTGCGTGATGCCTACCTGGCCACACACCCGCTGTGCGAGCATCCGGGCTGCCCGCGGCTGGCCGACGACGTAGACCACGTGACGCCGCTGGCTGAGGGCGGTGCCAAGTACGATCCGCGCAACTTCATGTCCCTGTGCGAGGACCACCACAAGGCCAAGACCAACGCCGACGCGCTGCGTGGCAAACATCGTCTGCGGACAGCAAATTCGTACGCAAAGAGGCGTGCATAAATATTCAGAGGTTTATGCATGGCGAATAGTCCCCTTGGATGCATATTCGCAGGTCAGAGGGGGTATAGGGGTGAATATCGCTCCGACCAGCACATATGCGACTCGCCGCGGTAGGCGAAGATTTTTCTGCACAACATTCATGCAAGGGGGGGTAATTATGCATAAACCCCATGGCGCGCCAGCAAATGGCCTCCCTGTACAGCAAATAGGTGGTGAGTGATGCCCGCGCAGCAGCCAGCGAAACTGCTCTTGCTCAATGGTCGCGGTGAGGGCCAGGACAGTGCAGGTCGGCCGGTTGCGCAGCCCCCGGCATTCAAGCGCCTGGCCCCGAATCCGCCAACCTGGCTCTCTGCTGAGGCAAAGGCCGAGTGGAAGCGCGTTGCCCCTGGTCTGGTGCGTCTTGACCTGATCAAACCGGAGGACCGCGCGACGTTGGCCGCGTACTGCGAGACGTGGGCGCGGTTCGTCGCGGCGACCAGGGATGTGAACGCCAACGGGATCACGGTGCGCAACGAGTCGACCCGCAAGGACGGCAGCACGTCGGTGTGGTGGACGAAGAACCCCGCGGTGGCGGTGGCCGAGCAGGCGTCGTCGCGGTTGCTGCAATTCGCCAACCACTTCGGTTTGACGCCGGCCGCTGAGCGCAACGTGTCCAAGCGAGACGACGATCGTGGCGAGTTCGAGGCGAACCCGTTCGCGGGTGCAGCCGACGACGACTGATAGCCCTTGGGCTGACGCTGATCTCGATGCGCTCAAGCTCAGCCCCGAGGTGGCGTGGTATCTCGAGTCACGCGGCTATCCGGTCCCTGACTGCCCGCCACTGATCAAGACACCGGAGCCCCGGGAGGTTCCGGGGGCGCGGTTCGATCCTGAGCGCGCTGACAAGGTAGTTGCTGCGTTCCGGCAGTTGCGGCACACCAAGGGTAGATTCGCTGGTCAGCGCTTCGATCCTGACGTGTGGCAGGTGGCGTACATGATCGCCCCGGTTGCTGGCTGGGTGCATCGCTCTGTCGATTCGGGCGCCTGGGTGCGGATCATCACGCAGGCGTATTTCGATATGCCGCGCAAGAACGGCAAGAGCACGACCGCGGCCGGGTGGGGCATCTACCTGACGGCGGCCGACGGCGAGTTCGGCGCGCAGGTGCTCGCCGCGGCGACGACCAAGGAACAGGCCGGGTTCGTGTTCGAACCGATTCGGCAGATCGTCAACAAGTCGCCCGGCTTGAAACGGCATCTACGGGCGCTGCAAGCGAAGATCACCCATGCGGCGTCGGGCTCGTACTTCAAGCCGATCGCCAACGCCGGTGATGCGCAGCACGGCGCCGACATTCACGGCGCGATCATCGACGAGCTGCACCTGCACAAAGACATGGTGCTGATCGAGGCGCTGGAGACCGGCACCGGCTCTCGTGAGCAGCCGCTCATCATCTACATCACGACCGCCGACGCCGGGCGCCGGCACACGCCGTACGACGAGAAGCGCTCCCTGATCGAGAAACTGGCCCGCGGGGTGCTCAAGCGGCCAAGCACCTACGGGGTGGTGTTCGCCGCCGAGAAGCCCGAATACGAAAATGGCAAGCTCATCAAGGGCGATGACCCATTCGCCGAATCGACGTGGCGCAAGTCCAATCCGGGCTACGGAATTAGCCCGACGAAGCGGTACATGCTCGAGGCTGCGGAGAAGGCCAAGGACTCGCCTGCTGAGCTGGCGCGGTTTCTGCGGCTGCACTTGGGTGTTCGGACCAAGCAGGAGACCCGGTATTTCGAGGTCGAGGACTGGGACGCCAACGCCTCGATCGTGGACCTTTCCCGGCTGGCCGGCCGCCAGTGCTACGGCGGGCTGGACTTGGGCTCGACATCGGACCTGACGGCGCTGGTGTGGGTGTTCCCCACCGAGGACGGCGCTTTCGAGGTACTGGCCCGGCATTGGGCGCCAGAGGATTCCATTCCGGCGCTCGATGAGCGCACCGCGAACGCGGCATCGACGTGGGTCAAACAGGGCTGGCTGACGACTACCCCGGGCAACGTCACCGATTACGACTTCATCGAGGCGCAGATCAGCCGGGACCGTGACGAGTTCCTGGTGCAGGAATGCGCCTACGACCGCTGGAACGCCAACCAGCTGATCAACAACCTGACCAGCGACGGCGCCCCCATGCTCACCATGGGCCAGGGCTTCGCCTCGATGAGCGCGCCGACCAAGGATCTACAGCGGTTGATCCGCATCGGCGCCCGCACCGACGAGAACGGTTTACCAATCAAGCCGATGATCCGTCACGGCGGCAATCCGCTGTTGCGCTGGGAGATTGACAACTTCGCGGTAGCCATGGACCCCGCGGGAAATGTGAAGCCGGATAAGGCCAATGCCGGCGACAAGATCGACGGCGTGGTGGGGCTGATCATGGCGCTTTCGCGGGCGCTGGCCGCCAAGGAATCCGAGACGAGGAGTGCATATGCAGACAACGACTTTGTCGCACTGTGAGGCTGACCGGTGGGTCTAGCCTCATGGCTCGGGTTCGCGCCCAAGCCTTCTCAGATTCCAAGCATGCCAGCGCGGCCGACGTACGAGCTGATTCCCGAGGGCATGAGCTTGGACGAGTACTTGACCAGCATCATGCACCAGCCCGTCGAGAAGCTGTGGCGCGAGCAGCCGCACTTGCGCACCCTGGTCGGATTCGTCTCACGCAACATCGCACAACTGGGCATCCACGTCTTCGAGCGCGACGCCGAGGACGGACGCAACCGAGTCCGTGACAGCCCGCTCGCCGAGCTGCTACGCGATCCCAACGACGATATGACTCAGTTCGAGCTGATCGAGGCCACCGTTGCCTCGAGGATGCTCTACGACGAAACGTATTGGTACGTCGGCCGCGACAACAACGCACCGACCGGTTGGGTTATCCGGCACATCCCGACGACATGGGTCATCGGCACCGTCGGGCAGACGGCATTCAACGTCGCCAAGTACAAGGTGGCGATCCCGGGGACATCTGGGCAGTGGACCGAGATCGACGCCTCGGACATGATCGTGTTCCGCGGCTGGAACCCGGTCGACCCGAGGTCTGGTGTTTCGCCGGTTCATTCGCTGAAAGCGATTCTGGCCGAACAGATTCATGGCCAGGTGTTCCGTGACCAGATGTGGAAGCGCGGCGGCCGGGTCGGCTCGTATCTGACGCGCCCCGCGACGGCGCCGAGCTGGAAGGATGCGGGCCCCGACGGTACTTCGCCCCGCAGTCGATTCATTGAGCAGTGGAAGAACTCGTACGCCGGTGACAACGCATCCAACGCCGGAGGGACGCCGCTGCTTGAGGACGGCATGGAACTCAAGGCAATCGCGTTCAACGCCAAGGAAAACCAGTGGGCCGAGGGCGTGAAACTCTCACTGGAAACCTGCGCGCAGGTCTATTTCGTCAACCCCACGATGGTGGGCATTCTCGACAACGCGAACTACGCGAACGTGCGCGAGTTTCGCAAGGCGCTGTACGGAGACAACCTCGGTCCCGAGATCGAGCGGACGGTGCAGCGCATCAACAAGAAGCTGGTGCCGAAGCTGGCCGACCCACGAAACGTGTACTGCGAGTTCAATCTACAGACGAAGCTGGCCGGCTCGTTTGAAGAACAGGGCGACATGTTGCAGAAGGCCATCGGTGGCCCGTACATGACGCGCAACGAAGGGCGCGCACGACTGAACATGCCGCGCATCGACGGCGGCGACGAGCTGATCGTCCCGCTGAACGTCACCGCCAACGGTGATCAGAACCCGGTACCCGCAGGCAACGAGCCAACCGACCCGACCGAGGGAGATAAGAGCAATGGCCGCCACACCAACGGACACGATCTGCATGTCCACTTCTGACGAGCTCGCCGCGAAGCTCGGCCCGCACGCCGACGCCGGCACCAAGGCCGTGGTCGTGAAGTTCAAGACCGACGGTCTAGAAGAGGGCGAATTCATCGGATATGCCAGTGTTTTCGGCAACAAGGACAGCTACGGCGATGTGGTGCAGCCAGGCGCGTTCACGAACACGCTGGCCGAATGGAAGGCCAAGGGTGTCCCGATCCCGCTGCTATGGGGCCACAACACCGCCGACCCCGATTTCAATCTCGGCGAGATCATCGAGGCCACCGAGGATGACCGCGGGCTCAAGGTTCATGGTCGGCTCGACATGGAATCGCCCAAGTCGGCGCAGACCTATCGGCTACTCAAGTCGGGCCGGGTCAATCAGATGTCATTCGCCTATCGCGTCGTCGACGGGGCGTATATCCAGCCAGAGGGCGAGGACAAGACCTGGCGGGATGCCTACTACGAGCTGCGTGAACTCGAACTCTACGAGGTGTCCATCGTGCCGATCGGGGCCAATCAGGAGACCGAGATCCTGGCGGTCAAGGCGGCCACCAGTGCCATGGCGGCCAAGGCCGGGCGCGTGCTGTCGGCCAAGAACGGACAGGCGCTGCGCGGTGCGCTTGCTCAGGCCGAAGAGATCGTGACCGCGCTCAAAAGTGTGCTGCCGGAAGAGGGTTCGGCAGACGAAGAAGACCAGGACCAGACCAGCGGTGAGGAACCGCCCGCCGGGGAGCCGAAGGCTTCGCCGGATGTGGCCACGCCGGACCCGTCCGTCTACCTGGCGCTGTTAGCAATCAACGAAGCCTGAAAGGGGCAAATGGGATGAATCCCAAGGAAAAGCTCGCAGCGCTGATCAAGGCGGCGCGCGAGGTGGCCGAGAAGGCCAAGAGCGAGAACCGGGCACTGACACCGGAAGAGCAGACCGACCTCGACGGCAAGATGGGCGAGATCGACCAGCTCAAGTCCGACATCGCCGCCGGCGAGAAGTCGGCCGCGACGCTGGCCGCGCTCGACCGGATGGCCGGCGAGATCCCGGGCGACGTTCAGTCATCCGGCGAAGGGCGCGCGGCGAAGTCCCTCGGCGAGCACTTCGTCAAGCACGCGCACGCGGGAATGCTCGAAAAGAAGGGCCAGTCCAACGTCACCGTCGGTGCGCCCGAGTTCATTGCCTCGAAAGCGGCCACCGACAACCACGTGGTGGGCGGCTGGACGGACGGCATGCCGTATCTGACGGATTTCGACCAGACCGTCGTGCAGGCACCGCGTGTTCGCCTCACGATCGACGACCTGCTGGCGCAGGGCCCGATCTCCGGCAACGCCATCAGCTACCTGGTGGAAGGTGCGCTCGAGGGCGGATTCGCAACCGTGGCCGAGGGTGGAGCGAAGCCGCAGATGCACTTCGTGAACCCCACGCAGAAGACCGACGCGCTCAAGAAGATCGCCGGCTTCATCACGCTCACCGACGAGTTCCTGGAAGACGCCGATTTCCTGAAGACGGAAATCGACACCCGGTTGCTCTATGAGCTTGCCTACATCCAGGAGCAGCAGCTACTCAACGGTGACGGCACCGGTCAGAACCTGCTCGGCGTGCTGAACCGCTCGGGTCTGCAGACCGAGGCATCGGCCGGGCCCGGCGACAACTTCGACGCGGTGTTCCGCGCCATGACGAAGGTCGAAACCAACGCGCAGCTGCCGGTGGATGGTCTGGTGATTCACCCGAACGACTACCAGCGTTTCCGTCTTACCAAGGACGGCAACCAGCAGTACTACGGTGGCGGCCCGTTCGCCGGGCAGTACGCCAACGACGGCCTGGTGCTGCAGCCTCCGCTGTGGGCACAGAAGACCGTCGTCACGCCGGCCATCGCCGAGGGCACTGTGGCGGTCGGTTCGTGGAAGCTGGCGGCGACGGCCTACCGCAAGGGCGGCGTCCGCGTCGAGTCGGCAACCCAGCACGCTTCGAATTTCACCAGCAACCTGGTGACGATCCGTGCCGAGGTGCGTCGCGCACTGGCGGTTCGCAAGCCGCTGGGATTCTGCAAGGTCGCCCTGGACTGGACCCCCTAGTCCGCTTCTCTGATAACCGGTGCGGCGCCGTGGATTACATATCGCGGCGCCGCAACAGTTTCCCGAATCATCAATGATCATCCGAAGGAGAAAGTGATGAAGGAATACACACTGACCACGCGGCACGGCGAGACGACCGTGCAGCTGTCCGACGAAGACGCCGAGGCGTACGGCGATCGCGTCAAGCCCGTCAGCGCGAAGTCCAAGCGCGCGGCGAGCAAGGGGGCCAACCCCGAGAGCAAGACGACGCCGCCGCAGAATGAGGGCGCCGGATCGCCCGCGCCGAGCGCGTAGGTTCGATGCCCGAACTCACACCCGCCGATGTCGAGCAGTACACGCGAAAGCGGCTCGACAAGACGGACGCTGAGACCGAGCGGCTGCTGGCCGCAGGACTGGCCACGGTGCGGCAGTTCTGCGGCTGGCACGTCACCCCGGTTAAGACCGGGCACGAGGTCGAGTTGGACGGGCCCGGCGGGCGCCTGCTGGCCCTTCCCACCCTCAGACTCGTCACACTGACTGAGGTCACCGAAGACGGTAAGACGCTGGATGTTTCGGGCCTGTACGTGTCCAAGCGCGGGCTAGTACGCAAGAAGAGCGGTGGCTTTTGGTCGCCGCATTACGGCGCGATCACCGTGACCATGGACCACGGCATTGAGGACGCGGACGCGTTCAATGCGGCGGTGCTCTCATTCATTGATCGCATGTCGAAAGCCCCGACAGGCGGCGATCCGATAGCGGTGGGGCCATTCCGCTGGGCCGAGCAGAAAACCGTTTCAAGGTCGGCATTCTCCGCTACGGAGCTGGCGATCCTGGAGCAATACCGCCTGGAGAGTCCGGCGTGAGCGAGCAGGTGATCCGCCACCGCGGCGCCGGCCGCGACGAGAACGGTCAGCTGACCCAGGCAACCGACACCGCCCTGACGGCTATCGCCGTGGCACCCGGCAGCGGCTCGCAGACCGGGCAGGGACACCGCCAAGAGCGGGCGCGCAGCGGCGAAGACATCGCGTGCACGGTCTACTTCAACCCCGGTACCGACCTGATCAACAGCGACGAGCTGACGGTGCGCGGCAAGCGCTATCCGATCATCGTCAACGACTGGATGCTCTCGGGGCGTGGTGGCCTGGAGGTGCTGTGCTCCCGGGGGCAAGGCTGATGGCGTTCGAACTCGACCGCGACGGCGGCGCCGAAGTGCTCAAGGAGCTTTCCGCTGCTGCGATCAAGGATCTGGCAGGCCAGATTGCCGACCAGATCGGCCAGGGCGCCAAGGTCAAGATCTACACCACCGACCGCGCCGCGGCTACGGTGAGTGTGCCGGCCGAGATGCAGGCCAAGGATGGCGTGCTCACTCGTGCCGCCGTGGCGGCCGGGCTGGAGGTGCGGCCCAAACCCGCCACCGAGACGCGCAATCGCGGCAAGAGCCGCAAGGCACGGCCAGAGGCGACACCCGCGCAGGCGAAGGCCTCCGGCGACGCAAACGAGGCGTGGGTGGCTGCGCGGCGGGCACAACGCAAGGCGGGCCGGTGACGCTGCCTGCGGTGCGAGAGCCCGTCGACGTTGCGCGGCTGATCAAGGACTGGCTCAAGGCCGATTTGACGGCCCGGTTCCCTGAGCTGTCGGTGCGTCTGGAGCTTCCGGCCAATTGGGCGCTCGGGTCTCCCCCGGTGCTGCTGGTCGCCGATGACGGCGGCACGCTGGACATGTGGCCGGCGGCAACCGACCCCACCATTCGCGTCACGTCATGGACATCGGGCCGCGAGACGAAGTACACCTACGCCGCGATGCCCCGCTTGCTCACCACCCGGATTCCCGGCCTCGCCGCGATCCTGCCCGGCACCGCGTTCCTCGAGGCGCGCGACTCCAAGACCGGCGGTGACCTGATCTCGTTCACCGTGCGCACCCGAGCGCGCACCCGATAACCGCGCAGAACGCGCACCGATCAACCCCGTCAAATCTGGCGGGGTTTCTTGTTGGCCCGCAAGGGCTCTGGAGCCCTTGAAGGAGGGAAACCATGGCAATAAACCCCGACGCCACACTGATCCCGGACCAAGCCGAAGTGTGGATTGTGCTCAAGTCTGCCGTGACTGACATCGCGTCCATGATCCCCGAGACCGCGACTATCGCAGCCGAAGCGCTCGAGGCGATGGGCTGGGAGGAAGTCGGCATTGTCGATGACAAGAAGGGCATCCCGCTCGATCCGTCCGGTGAGGTCAAGGAATACGACGGGTTCGGACACCCCGCGTTTAGGGTGAAGTTCCGCAAGGGCAAGCTCAAGAGCGGTTTCACTGCGCTGGAATGGAATTCGGTCACTCGGAAATTCGTGCTGCCTGGCTCGGCCAGCAACAAGATCGGTATCCCCAAGGACATTCAGGCGTACCTGCTGTATCGGTTCGTCGATGAGGATCGGGCCACGGTGTGGGTGCAGCTGCGCCCGGCGCTGGTTGAACTCAAGGGCCATGGCGGCATCGTCGATGGGGAGTTGTCATGGGCTGAGCTGACGGTGCACCACACCGCCGATGCCAACGGCGACGCGTTCGAGGTCGTCGATGCCAGCGCCGATGATGTCACCAAGACGTTCACCATTGATTCTGGTGTCACGGAGTACACCGTGACCGCCGGCGCCGACACCACGGCCGCTATCACCACCAAGACCGCGACGGCGCTCCGCAATGCCCTGCGCGCGCTCGCGAGCGTGCAGGGGCTGCCCAGCCCCGGCGTGACCGTGACCGGGCCCTCGGGAGGCCCGTTGGTGGCGGTGTTCACAGCCCCGATCACCCCGATCTCTGCGGCCGGCACCGGCGGCACCGTCACCGTCTCGTAGTCGAAAAGCACTCGCCCCGGACGCGAACCGACTCCCGCGCCCGGGGCGGGGCACCACCTCAGCGAGTCGGCCCCTTTCCCCTGTAGCCAAGGAGTCGAACATGACCGCACCACGTAAGAACATTCCCGCCGATGCCCCCAAACCGCAGGACCGCAAAGCCAAGAAGAGCGCGGCGGCACGCAAGGCCGAGGCAGAAGGATTCGCCACCATCGAGCAGTGCGGCGTGACACTGCGATTCCCGACCAAGAACCTCCCCATGAAGGCCGTCCTGCGCTATCAGGGCCTCAACGATGATCTGACGCCCATCGAGCCCAAGCAGATGATTCCGACGATGGGCCTACGGGAGCTGCTGGGCGCCGAACAGTGGTCGGCATTCCTGGCAAAGAACCCCACCATCGAAGATTTCGAGCAGGCCAGCGACAAGATAGGTGAAGTGCTGGGAAACTAGTTAGCCTCTTTCGCCTGCTCGCCGAGCATGGCGATGAGATAGAGGCCGACCTAGCGCAGTACTACAACGGACTCGAACTGACCGATTTGTACCGCGGCACCCTCTCTGTCCGCCGTCTGGGCGTGCTGATTCGTCAGCTGCCGCTGCGATCGCGGTTGGTGACCGCGCTCAACGGCGGTCGCCCCAAATGGACAACCATCGAGCATCTGCTCGCCGACATCTGGGCGGTGCTGGTCAAGCTGCTGGGCGACCCGGACAAGGTGCCCGAGAACATCGACCATCCGGTACGTGCCGAGATGGCGGCAAATGAGAAATCCGAGCACAAGCGGGCGCTCAAGGAGCGCTACCTGAAACGCAAGTCTGACCGGAGACGTTCATGAAACCTGTTGTGGAGGTGATACATACGTGACGACCATCGGGTACGCGACACTCCAGATCATCCCGGCACTGCGGGGCGTGACCGAGGCGATCGACCAGCAGATTGACGGCAAGGTCGTCAACGTCTCTATCACGCCCAAGGTTGATCAGAAGGCCGCCGACACCGCGGGCAAGCAGGTCAAGGACACCATCGAGAAGCAGACCACCGATGTTGCGGTCAAGCCCAAGGTCGACCAGCCCGCCGCGGAGACCGCCGGCAAGCAGGCCAAAGAGACGGTCGAAAAGCACACCGGCGATGTCAAGGTCACCCCGAAAATCGAATCCGCGGCGATGGTCAACGCGGGCGCGGAGGCGGGCGCGCGGGCGGGCCGCGCCATCGGCGAGCAGATCGCCAACACCATCCCGACCGGAATGGGCGGCATCGGTGGAACCGTCGGCAACGTGCTGCGTAGCGCTCTACCGGGCCTGGGGTCAGTGGTGGGCGCGGGCACCGGCGCGGCGATCGTGACGGCGATCCTCGATAAGGTCAGCAAAGGCAACTACACCAAGGCCGGTGAGTCCATCAAGCACAGCCTTGTTGGCGCGGTGGACAAGGCCAACGTCGGCGCCGATATTGCTGTCCGGCTGGGTAATTCGCTCTCTGGAGGCCTATCCAAGGCGTCCGACAAGATCACCGCCGTCACCGGCTCGATCACCGGCAGGATCAGTGAAGTCGGCAATGCGCTGACCACCACCAAGGAACTGATCGGCGGGGACGACGCCTGGGGTGCAGGGGCGATCGACACACTGAACAACGCCCTGGGCACGGCAACCCCACTGCTGGAGGGGATGAACGCTGCCGCGGTGCTGGCCTCTGCTGGGGCGAACGCGATCGCGTTGGGCACCAAGGCCGCTGCTGCTGCGCAACGGTTGTGGAACCTAGCGATGACTGCCAACCCCATTGGCTTGGTGGTGACGGCTATTGCCGCATTGGCAGCTGGAATCATCTACGCGTACAACCACTCTGAAACCTTCCGCAAGATCGTTGACGCCGCCTGGGCGGCGATCAAGGTTGCCGCCGAGGCGGTCGTGAAATGGTTTATGGACACCGCATGGCCGCTGCTCAAGCGGGTGTGGGAAGGCATCGGCGAGGGCTGGAGTTGGCTGGTCACCAAGGCTGGCGAGGTCTGGACTGGCGTCAAGGAGAAGTTCACGGCGATAGTCGATTTCGTCAAAGGACTGCCGGGTGCTATCACCAACGCGGCCAAGGGTATGTGGGACGGGCTTAAGAACGGCCTGGTGGCGGTGCTCAACTGGATCGGCGATAAGTGGAATGCGGTCGCCGACACGCTGTCTATCGAGGTCGGTGGCACCAAGATCAGCGCGATACCACACATGCCCAAGTTCGACGGTGGCGGCTACACCGGCAACGTGCCGGCCCAGCAGATCGCGGGCGTGGTTCACGGCGACGAGTTCGTGATCAAGTCCAAGTCGCGCAAGGGGATTGAGAATGCCTACCCCGGCCTGCTGGACTACCTGAACAACCAGGGCAAGTTGCCCGGATATGCACAGGGCGGGTTGGTCAAGGGCACTGCCGAACTCAGTGACATCATCTCGCAGCAGTTCAGACCGTCCGGCGGCATCGGCGGATATCGTTCTCCCGACGGCAAATTCAACGAGCACTCAACAGGCCGTGCCCTGGATGTAATGGTTGGCAACGACAAGGCCAAGGGTGATGCGGTCAAGGACTTCGTGTTATCGAATGCCGCGGCTATCGATCTGAAGTGGGCGATCTGGCGCCAACACCTGTACTACCCGGGTGGTGGCGGGTACGACATGGAGGATCGGGGCTCGCCGACCGATAACCATATGGATCACGTGCACATCTTCTCGGGTCCAGGTATCGCCAATGGCCTTCTCGGGTCGCTGCAGTCCAAGACCGCCGCGGCGGTTAACGCTGGGACTAAGGCTTCCGGCCCGCCAGTCGGTGATGCTCCCGGCGGTTCCCTTGGCGCGGAGGCGGTGAGCGCTGCCGCGCCGGGTGGTGGCTCGTCGTCCACCGGCGGCGGGTTCAATCTGCCGTCATCCCTCTCCGGGCTCTCGGGGATCGGGCTGGCCGGTATGGGCGTCACAACGCAGGTGCCCGGTCAGCCAGAGCGCACATTCGAGTTCGGCAACGCAGCTGCCGCGGCGGTCGGCGGACAGGTGTCCTCGGCGCTCGGAGTGCTCGGTGTTGGCGATTCGCCGGGCTGGCTCAAGGGAATCTCTCAATTCGTCAGCGGCATATCCGTCGGTGGTGGCGGTTCCGGTGGTGGCCTTGGCGGCGCACCCGAGGGAGCAGGCCCCGGCGCCAGATTCGGCGGCGCGACCCCCATTGCCGCGTCGGCCGCTGTGCCGGCGCCCGCAGCGCTTCCCGCGGGGGCGGCTCACGGCACGCAGGCCGGGGCACGGCCGGGGCCGGTGTTCAACACCACGATCAGCGCGTTCGACACCACTGACGCGGTAGCGATGTGGGATCGCAGGAAAAACGAAATTGCGGCAGCGAGATTGGATAGGTACTGATGGCGGTCGCGACGATCACGCTGGAATCGTCCAACGGTGACTCGGTGGTGGTGTCCGCACCCAACGATGAGTACCTGCTCGATGACATCGTGCTCGACACTGATCCGAAGGGTATGTACGACACCGGGTTTACGATGCGCACCCAGTCGGGAGCATTCCAGCCCGGCGGGCGGCCGGTCGGCGAAGAGGTACCGATCCGCAATCCGATTCTGCCGTTCTGGCTGACCCCAGCGTCCCGCCCTCGGTTTCAAAAGCTCTGGGGCACTCCGTACAACCTGCGCAAGGTCAAGTGCACATGGGACGGACCTTCGGGCCCGCGTTTCCTGTATTTGAAGCTGGCCAAGGAGATTCAGTACACGACCGAGGATGGTTTCGACGCTGATATCGACAAGGTCTATCACGCGGTGGTCTCCGCGCACGCGTACAACCCGATGTACGAGGGCGTCGAGGATGTTGCCGATTGGGTCAATCCGGGCAACTTCACCGTCTATCTCGCTGCCACATCTGGAACCTTCAAGCTGGGGTACGGCCCTGCCGGTGCGGCCGTCCTCACCGAGCCGATTCCATACGACGCTGACGCCGCAACCGTGCAAGCCGCACTGGAGGCGCTGTCAACCATCGGGGCCGGAAATGTCACCGTGACCGGCGATCCCGGTCGCTGGACCGTTCGCACACCGGCAACCTGCCCCGGAATGCTCACGGTTGATGGGACATCACTTGCGCCGCTGTCGTTCTCCATCACCCTGGGCACCCTGTCCTACACGATCACCATCGGCGGCCAGACTACTGCGCCCATCGCATTCACTTCGTCAGCCTCGACGCTACGGCAAGCCATCGAGCAGCTTTCCAACATCGGCACCGGTGGGGTCACGGTGACCGCCACATTGTTCGGGTTCGCGCTGTCCTTCATGACCGGGCCGCTGAATGGATTCCTAGTCGCGTTGTTCACCGGGAAGTCCACGGCGGGCATCCACATCGCCCGCGTGGTGACCAACCCGAACACCGGGTATTTCGACGTATGGAACCCCACTGATCAAGACCTCTGGCCCGAATGGGAACTCGACCCCGCCATTCAGTGGCAGTTCCCAGACTTCGCGTTCGGGCAGGAACGTAAGTGGAACCGCCCGGTGGGCGCCGACGCGGCACGAATGATCGTCACTCCACAGCTGACCCAGATGCTGTCCGTGATGTCCGATCCGTTCATGGACACCTACCTCAGCGCCGATCTGTCGAATGCGGCGGGCCTGTTCAACGGGGTGGAACCGCTCTACCCGGTGCCCCAGTACACCGGCACCGCCGATGATCCGGTGGTGGTGCCGGTCGTGTGCCAGGGCCCTTCGGGAGCGAAGGCCACCTTGCGGCAGCGCCGTTTCTGGTCGGCGGAAAGCGGACTTGAGGCGTGAGGGTCAACGCGGTCGCCTTGCACCTTGTGCCCGGCACACCCGAAACGGGACTGTGGTGCGAAATCTGCCTGCTGCCAAGCCGGTACGAGGTGGCGATATACGCGCTGGTCAGTGACAGCGCGCCGATCCACGTCGGCACCTTCAACGGCTGCGACGGGCACCAAGCATGACCGTTGCAACTTTCGCCGAGCCGTTCACCGGCACCGATCACGACGACTTCGCGGCGTGGGCGCGGGAGGTGCGCGAGTATCGCATTGAGCGCGCCTACGACCCGCCGCACATCGAGCTCTACGACGGCGATTGGGTCTATCGCGGCACGGTGCGCGGCGAGCTAGGCGGGCGGGTCAATCCGATCGTCAACCAGACCGGCACCATCACGTTGCGCCTACCTATCGACCTGGACGACCGGCGCGGCACGTGGCCGGCGTTCTGGGCGCTCGACGAAGAGGCTCGCGGTACCAGCAACATCCACGTGATCGTCGAGACCATGGGCGCCCGCATCGGCGGCCGGATGAAGGCCAAAGACGGTGTGCATATTGAGCGTGGGCCCACCGGAGACGTGGTGGTCATCGACTTCCTGGACGACATCGAAGAGCTGAAATTCGTTCACACAGCCGGCAATCCGTTCCTACCGTTGTCACTAATCCAGCAGCCGAAGGCGTGGATGCTGCTCGCGCAGGCTGATCACGGGATCTTGCTGACAATGGCGGCGAATCTACTTCGGTTGCAGCTGACCAACATTGACATCGGCACCCTGTTCAAACTGCTCGACCCGGCCAACTGGAACATTCCCGAGCTGGTCGACACATTCCTCAACATCTGGCAGCAGTCGCAAATCGTCATCGTGCCACGCACGTTCGGCGATTCGGTGGCCCCGCTGTCGCTGGTCGTCGGCAGCATCAAGACATCGATCTTCGACGTGGCCGCGCCGATCATGGAAGACGCAGAGCTGCAATGGGATCTGAGGCGCTGGAAGACCGGCGACCCCGAACCGTGGCCTGGCGCAGGCACCAACTGGCGCAACGGCACCCTGTTCGTCCGCATCGTCGACAAGTCAGGGTTCCGCACCGGCACATCCATCGGCGGCAACCTGGCCACGGGCCTGACCCGAACAATCGCCGATGTGCTGTCCAACCACGTCGAGGACAGCTACAACCTGTTCACCGGGGAGACCATCGACGAGACCGGCTACCGGCTGCCCGGCATCCTCGGCACGCAGGCCGCGCACCCCTACGTGGTGTACCGGGACGGCGATATCACCGGCATTCAAACATCGAACTTCTCGCGTTCGCCCGGTGGTGCGGGTCGCATTACCGTGGGCGGCCAGTCCATGCCCGGTGTCAACGAATTGATCAGTGCCGCAATCCAATATGGCGGTGACGTTCTTGGGGACAACATCTCTGCAACCATCAGTCTCGCCGTCGGTTTCAATATCAGTGTCGGCTCGCTCGGTGGTGCGATCGATTCGTTCCTCAACCCGATCTACCGAGATTCGATCCTGGCGCACATGTCGGTTCCGCTGCTACTGCGGACAAGCCGTCAGGGGTGGGGTCATTACCTGGAGACCACCAGCACCAACGTCACCCAGGCATTCACCGCGGCGAGCGTGATGGACCTGCGCAGGCGCCGGCGTGAGACCGACCCTGACACCTCGTTCACGCTGACCGTCGCCAACGCTGCGCCGTGGCTGATCGGCGACAACGGCTTTGGGCACTGGTGGAACGGTGATCGGGTCGGCGGCACCAGCAAGTACCTCATGCCGCGGGTATTCGTGCGCCGCTGCCGCTCCCTGGACATCACCTGGGGTCAGGGCAGGGCGCTGGCAGTCGAGGGCACATTCGGGGACACCCGCCAGGAAAAGGACGCGATCGAGCGTATGGCCGAACTGATGAGCCGCACCATGAGCGGCCTGCAACAGATAGGACTGTGGTGACAGAGGGTATCTCGCCCGAAGAGGCAAAAGCGCTGGCCGACAAGGTTGTCGAGTCCGAGTTCATCCCGAAGAAGATCCCGGCCGCCGACGACATCGACGCGCAGACCAAGGCTGTTGGTGGCGCGCTGGCCTCGGCATTGCTGACCGCGACGGAAATGCCGCTGCATGTGTTGCAACCGTGGGTCGCTGACTTGTCGGCCCAGCTGGTAGCACTCGGAATCCGCCAGACCGAGCATGTCGACCCCACCGCGGTGCACGCGCCGGCCTGGATCACCGATGGGGTACGCCAGGAATCGATCAAGCTGCCCGAGCAACCCCAGCACACCGAAGCCGATCCGCATGTGGAGATGACCGCCACCGCGCCCAAGTGCCCCAAGCGCATACCCAAGGCAGCCCGGGCGGTACGGCGGTGACCACACCCGGCGGTGTGTCCAACCTTCCCGCTGGCGCACTGACAGTCGAGACTCTGGCCGAGAAGCTGCAGAACTTGACACCCTCAGCGATGCGCAACCGCGCCGCCGAACGCATGCCCGGCACGTTCCACAGCTCCACCGGCGGTGACCCGCTGCAAGACCTGACGCCGTTCGGGATCTTGACGAAGCTGTTCGCCGGATTCAATTCCCACGTCGCCAACGCCGACCCGAACGATATTCAGGGCCCCGAAGACCTGCCCGGCCTGCTGCTCGACTTCATCGAGAGCCTGCCCGTTGTCGGCCAGTTCGTCGGCCTGGCCGAGGCGATCATGGGCACCTACGACGGCGACGACGAAACGCTGCTGGCGATTCAACAGATCTTCATGCCGATACGCCGACTGCTCCAGCTCGCCTCGGGACAGGACGTTGGCTGGCCCACCCTAGAAGAGATTGAAGAGGGTTGGGGCAACCTGTTCGCGGCTATCGCCAAGGCGGTCAGCCAGTTCTTCAAGGGCGTTATTCCCGCGGCGTGGGTTGCTGATGTCCAGAAGGATCTCACCGACGGTGCCGGCGGATTCACCGACCCGTCGGTGGTCGACGATAACCCGGACTGGCACTACGACGCCGCGCAGAACGGGCACCTGTCGGGCAAGTCGATCTACGTCAACGCCGACGGCCATCTGTACGTGATCAGCGTCAAAGACCCTTTCGAGGTGGCACCGGGTCAGACCGTGGACATGGGCGCCTCGGCGATGTGGCAGGGCCTCGCGGCCACGGCGGGGTCCAATCCGATTCGGTTGTGCATCACGCCGTTCGGCCCGGACGGCACCAAGCTGCCCGATATCGTCATCAAGCAGATACAGCCGGTGGCCGCGGACTCGGCATGGGTGCGTGCCAGTCTGACTGGCTCATGGACCGTCCCGGCCGATGGTTCGATCAAGTGGGCAACGGTGACATTGGTGGTCACCGAGGGCGCCTCGGGTGGGCCGGTCCATTTCTCGAACGTCGCTTCGGTGATGTCAAACCTGGGACCGGTGCTGGGTAAGTTCAGATCGTTCTTCGATGCCATTGGTGGACAAGCCAACTCGGGTATCGTGCAGTTCGAGCAGCGATTCGCCGCGATCACCGCCGACGGCAAGATCACCGCCTCGGAACTGTTGGGCCTAATCGGCCTGGGCAACATTCCGACGTTGCCCCAGGTCAAGATCCAAGACCTGCAAACCACGTTCAATCAGTTGGGTGACATCTACAACGGCTTGGTGGTAACGCCGATCAACGGATTTGTCGCGGCCATCGCAACGTGGTTCGGGGCCAACAAGGACAAGACCCAGAAACTCACCAGCGGCGGAACCCTGTCCGTCGGAGATGTCGTCGGTAATTTCGATATGAGCCGGGTCGACGATCTTGTCGATAACCTCGGCAACATTCTGTCTGGGGTCAAGGACGGCGCCGACGGTGTGGGCACCGGCACCACGGGCGCTATCGGGGACCGCATCAATCAGGCCAAGGACTCGCTACTGGCGCTGCTGGGCCTGTCTCAAGATGCGCTCAAAAGCGCTATCGCCGCACAGACCACGTTGCAAGAGCAGGAGACCGAGCAGAACACCGGCGACGGCAATAGCTACAGTTTCGTGTTCTCCGGGGCCGACGGTGCCGCACTGAATGCGACCGATTGGACCACCGGCCCCACGCCCGGCGATATCACCATTCGGGGCGACTCGGGATATGCGGGCGTCAAGAACGGCAACCCTGACGGTTACTTTTTCGCCAGCCCCAACTACACCTATGCCAGCGACGGACAGTCGGCCTCATTCGTGCTCGGCAACACCCAAAACGGAAACTACTACTCCGGGGTGTTCATTCGCTGCAACGCCGATCGCACCACGGGCGCCTACTGCCTGGCCAAAGAGGGCGAGGTCCGCGTCGGCAAGTTCACCCGCTCAGGTACCAGCTGGACGTTCGCTACACCGATGACCTTTCAAGGCGGGCTCTCGTCAGTCAAACAGGGTGCCCGTATCGAAATTCGTTGCAGCGGCAACAACTTCTTTGTTCGCGTGAACGGCAAGCCGGTCACCTCCGCGACCGATGTCGCGGGCACCATCGCCGCCGGGCCGGACTATCGATACGCCATGTTCTGTGTTCAGCGCGCAACGTCGTGGTTCACCTACGACTCCTACCGCATCGCAGCATTCGCCATGTCCGATTACAGCCCCTCGGGAGGTAGTGCCACCTTGTCGAACGCGTGGAGCCTAACCCGCTCGTCCACTTCAGGTTTCATCTACACCGACCCCATCACCTCAGCGGGCCAGCTACCGGCGTCGTTCTTCACCTTCACCGACTACGCCAATGGCGCCACCATCACCGACCTTGGCCGAGGCGCGGTGACCGTGGACCAAGCCGGGCTCTACAAGCTGGCGACCACCTGCCGCCCATACTCGGCCAAGGGGCCGGTCACCCCGCATTGGTGCCTGTACCGCAACGACGTTCAGGTCACCGGAGCCATCGGCCCCGGCGCCGAATTCGAGATCCTGCTCAACGCGGGCGACAAGATCCAACCCGCCCTGATCGTCGTCGATTACGACGTGCGCTCAAACGGCTCCACCGGCTCGGAAACCGTTGTCTCGCGCACCATCACCCAAGTATTCGGCGTGGCCTCCTTCACCGGCCGAAAACTCATCTAACACACCACAGGAGAACTCACCCATGACCACGCCCGAAGCACCAGCCACCGTCGATGACAACGAGGATCTGACAGACCCCCCGGCCCCCTCGCCCACCCCGGATCCACCCGCGCCAGAACTGCCGCAAGAACCGCCCACGCCACCCCAGGCGGCGCAGATCCCCGAGCCGAGCACCACGTTCACCATGCCCGAGCTGCCCGGAATCACCTTCGCTGTCGTGCGTGGCGGCTTGGACATCGACGGCAAGCTCAACCCGTCTTGGATTCAGATCACCGGCACTGACAGCGAGGGTGCGATAGTGTCCCGCATAGGATTCGCCGGGCCCTAACGTGCCCTGGTCCACCAGCCCGACCGTTGCCGCCACGCGGTCGGGCGGTAAGTGGTCGGTCAATCCGGCCGTGCCAGCTCCCGCACCAAACGGCCGGTGGCACGCCATCATCGGGATCGATGCCGCACTGGCAGTGATGTGTGTCGGCGAGGTTGAGCTGACCGCCATGCAGGCCATGGGCGTGGTCTTGTCGGTACACCTTGACCGCGAGCTGGCGTTGGCCGCGGTGTACCAGCTGGCCGCGCAACGCTCGATCCTGATCACTCGCAACCTTGCGCTACAGGCCACATTCCAACAAGACCTCGCGCTGGCCGTCACCATGGAACGGGCGCTGTTCCTGGCCAAGGTGATCGGCATCGACCTAGCCAACGCGCTGGAGATGACCGGCACCATCGGCCTGCAACGCGTGGCCGCAATCGATCTGACGTGCAACCTGACGGCGCCGCGCTCGATCGGTTTCGACAAGCTGCTGCCCGTCGACCTGACACGCACCGTCTCGATGTCCTCGGCGCTGGTGATCGAGCGCGTCGCCAAGATCGACGCCGCACTGACGGTCACCACGGCCCGCGCCTGCACCCTCGGCTATCCGCCGGGCGGTTTGCCTGTCCTGGCCAGCTACACCACCGCCGGTGCGTTCACTCACAACATCGTGCGCAACTGCGACTTCATGGACTGCGTTGGGTGCGGTGCCGGAGGCGGCGGGGGTGGCGGTGACGGCGGCCTGGGCAGCACCGGACAGGGCGGCCGTAAAGGCGCATGGAACGCGCGCACCGTCGCCCGCAACAGCGAGATCCCCGGCTCCGCATTGACCCTGACCGGCATGGTGGGCGCGCCCGGAGCCGCGGGAGCCAAGGAGAAAGGCGGCGGCGCCGGCGGTGACACCACATTCCTGATCAACGGAATCACCACCACGTGTGCCGGTGGCGCCGGCGGTAAAGGCGCCTACGCCGGCAACGGACTCAACCAGCCCGGCGAGGCTGCGGGCAACACCACCCTCAACGGCCAGACCTACACCGGCGGCGCACAAGCGGGCACCAACACCAACGGCAACTCACCCGGCGGCGGCGGCGGGGCCGGCTCGGGCGGCGCGTTCGGCTTCGCCAATCCCGGACGCCTCGGCGGAACGGGCATAGCACATATCCGGTCCTACCAATAGAAGGGAAAACCATTATGGCATGGGGCATTTCGGCCTACCTGGCGAACAAGATTCTCGATCACATCTGCCGCAACGTGGCCTACACACCACCGGCAACCGTGTACGCCAAGATGCACACCGGCGATCCCGGCGCGAACGGAACGGCTAACGCATCCTCGGTGGCCACCCGCTACGCCTGCGCGTTCAACGCGGCGGCAGCCGGGTCGATCAGCCAATCCAACACCCCCGAGCACACTCTCGGCGCCATGGAAAACATTGCCGGGGTGTCATTCTGGGATCACCCAACGGCCGGGAACTTCTTGTGGTCATCGCAGGCCGCCGCCTCCAAGTCCGGTGCCAGCGGCGACATCATCCGCATCAACACCGACACCCTCGCACTCGGCCCGCTGGCGGCATGATGCGCCGCCAGCTGCTCATCTATCCGGCCCTCTACCTCGCCGTGTTCGCCGTCGCGTTCCGCCTCGGCTGGTGGGCATCGGACCAGCTTTCGTCCTACGCCCAAGAAATCGACCCACGTATCGAAAAGGAGTACACCCGATGAGCTTTCGCACTGTTAACGGCAACACCCATACCGAGGACGGCTGGCGGTGCTGCAATCGGGATGAATGCGACATCGTGCGCATACCCGAGCTGTACCTCGTCGATACCGCACCGCTGCGCAAGGGCGCTCCGCTGACCATCCTCGGCGCCTGGCTGTACTGGTATGACCGCAACGTCGAAGAGATCACCTCCCCGGTCTGGGGGTGGTCTGCCACTAACGATGTCCTCGGCACTCCGGGTCGTAACGACGGCTCTAATCACTTGTCGGGTACCGCTGTTGACGTGATGGCACCCAAGTACCCATGGCAGCAGTACACGATGAACGCCGCCACACAGGCCAAGGTCCGCAAGGGCCTGGCGCTGTTCGAGGGCTCGGTGTTTTGGGGACGTGACTGGTCGCGCCCCGACGAGATGCACTACCAGATGGCCTGGCCCGAGGGCGACAAACGCAATGACGCGTTCGCCGACAAGCTGCGCGCCGGATACCTCGGCATCTACGCCCCCGCACAGCCTCCAGCGCCCGTGCAGAAACGTTTCCCGCAAGACCTTTCCGACCGCGAGCTGCTGGAGTACATCGCCGAACAACTCGGACCAGGACACCCTGACTGGGCATCCAAGGGCATGACGCTGCGCGACAAGGTGTGGTCCAAGTGATCCGCATCGGCGACCGCAACCAAGCCGTCCGGCAGTGGCGCGCCGTGATGAACGACCGATACGGGCCGCTCTACACCCGGCTACTGGGACCGCTGCCCCGCGACACCGACGAATTCGGTCCCCGCGCCGCGTCCTGGGCAGCCGAGTACCAGCGCCGCACCGGCCAGATCCCCACCGGGCAGGTGTCCGATAACGACCTGCGCGCACTGGGCATCACGCCCCCGGCCCCGCCCGCCAACCGGCACCTCGGGCTGATGTTCCGGGGCACCGGAGGCATCATCGGCCAGGACTACGTATCTCGCGTCATGCAGGCCGTGGCCAACCTCGTTGAAGAGGTACACCCCGAATTCGCCGCAACCATGGGCGGGCTGCCGGTCGGCGCCGCGGGCGGCCCGGGCGACATATCGATGGCCAAGGCCGTCGACATCGCCGAGGCCGACGCACAACGCATCTTCACCGAGCGCTACCGCGCCAACCCCAACATCAAGGTCGTCATCGGCGGATACTCGGCCGGCGCGGTCGCGGGCGCCCGGTTCCGCGCGTGGCTGCTGGAGCACTACCCGAACAACTACCTGTGCTCATTCAGCATCGGCGATCCCACCCGCCCGTACGGTGGCAGCTACTACGGCGGTCCCGTCCTTGCTGGACAGGGCATTTCGTCGTGGCGGTTCGGCGATGTCAAGGACTACCGGCACTGCTGGCTCACCGACCCCGGCGACATGTACGGCAACATCCCCCTCGGTGTCGTCGGGGACATCATGGACGACTGTTTCGACATGGTGACCGCGTTTCAGCTCTCGGATCCGCTCGGGGCCGCTGGCGCCATCCTGCCGAAAATCCCCGAGATCGCCACCAAGGCCTTGGGTATCGAGCTGCCCGCCATATTCGGCGCCCTCTCTGGCGGCCCGGCCGGCATCGGAGCCATCGGCCTACCCATGGTGCTCGGCGGTCTACAGGGACTACTCGGCTGGGGCGATATCAACAAGCTCACCGGGCCCGCGGCCGCGGCGCAGGCCGCCTTGATCGCGCTGCGTTTCGTCACCACCAGCCCACCGACCGCCGCGCATATTCAATACGAATACCGCGAGGTCTGGCCCGGCCAAACCTATCTCGGCCTCGCCATCCAGCACGTGCGCGACTGGGCCAGCCGCACCCCCGCCATAGCCGCGTAGATCAGTCCGCCCCCGCGCGAGGAGAGCGCGCTGGGACTCCCCACACCGTAGCGCTCCCTATCCATGGCGCCATCGAAAAAACTCCCCCTGAACTGCCCAAACCCTGTTATCCACAACCCCGAGAGGACCCGTCATGCCCAACCCCATACCCCAAAACGACACCACCCGCCTCATCGTCTACGCGGTCATGTTCATCGTCGTGTTCGCCGGAACCGTGGCCATGATCATCTCAGGGAAAATGGACGCCGCCAGCGGACTGCAATGGGTGATTTCCATTGCCGGTCTCATCGGTACCGGCCTGCCGGGCCTCAAACTCGCCCAAGATATCCGCGGGAGCGGGCCGGACGGGTCGGCCGAGTGACCCCCGAGATAATCCAGGCGCTCGGCGTGGCCATCGCTGCGATTCTGACCGCGTGGCAAGCAATGACATCGCGGAAGGTTCGCGAACTCGAGGCCCGGATCAAGGCGGTCGAGAAGGAACGCGACCAGTTCCGCGACAAGCTCAGGGCCGCGGTGCGACACATCCGCGACTGGATGGGATGGGCCATGCACCACGCGCCCGGACAGGCCCCACCGCCGCTGCCGACAGAACTCGTCGACGAGGTGTAGCCCCCCGACTCGGAGTTAGACAGCTTGCCCAAAGGTGCCCCCGCTCAAACACACTGAGCGGGGGCACCTTTGGGCGTTCGCTACTGCGAGTATCCGGGGCCGTAGGTGGTCGTCCCGGGTGGCACTATAGACTGCCCGATAGCCAGTACTAGAATGAAGACCACAGATCCCGCCGCGGCGGCCAGCATCCCGATCGAGAAGGGGCGGGACTTCGGCGGTATGTAAGTTCCTATGCCGACTAGCACGAGAAGTACCGGCGTGAACATGTAGAGGTAGACCGCCAGGGAGAAAGCGGCAGACCCGGCCAGCAGACCGGCAATAGTCAGGTATCGGTTCATGTGATCGCCACCCAAAATATGCCCAACAGGTACGTGATGGCACCCGGAAGCGGGGACAGCATTATCCCGCGTGCGTAGTCGCCCAATTGAGGGGACAGCGATTTCATCGCGAACCCGACAATCGGAAGAACGATGAACAGGCCGAGGATCGTCAAATAGATTGTGGTGCTTTCCAACCCGCCATGGGCCACGAAGAATGACGCGAGCGCGCCGTAGGCGACAGCAGACGCTATTGCTGCCGTGAAGACGACCCGCTTGTCACTACTGGTGTCATTCATCGAATCACCCTACTGGGACTGTGGGAATGCGGTCAGTGGGTCCGAGCTGCGTTCCGGGGGTTGCGATCGGTATATCCCCTCGCGCGGCCGCAGTCGGTACGTGGAATTGGTTGACCAGTGACGCGTCGCCTTCCGAGTGCGACATGGGCAGTTGAAACAGCGGCCCGAATTCGTTGTGTCCCAGGCTTGGCATGTACTGAACCGCAGCCTGGTCGCCGTGGTAGATCTCCAGCGCAGGAAAGCTGGTGACCGTTCCGCCGACCTGAATGCCCGAATCGGTTGGCACTAGAGCTATATCGCCTTTCACGGTGTGAAATGACCCCTGGCCTGATATCAGGCCGCCCGGTAGGAATCCATCCGCGGACTCGTATTGGATGTTGAGGGCATTACCCTTTTGCTTCACCGAGACATCAGGGTTGGTGCCTACTGCCACTGCGCCAGTATCAGCATTGACCGACGGATTCTGGCGGTGGATCACCGCGCCGTTGTCGAAGTCTACGAGCATGCTCACGCGAGAGTGCTCGGGTGACGCATTCCGGTCGAAACCACGGTTATCGCCCCGGTCCTTGCCGAAGTTCCAGACCTTCTCACCGGGAATGAACGCGTTGATCTGCACCTGCCCTTTGCCCGGTTGCGGCTCAATCTTGGCAACCTTGATGTCGGACTCGACCCCCTTGTACTTAGGGTCATAGTTGTGCGCGTCCAGCATCGCCGCTGTGTGCCAGTCGGCGGGAGTTGTTGGCGCTCTTTTGAATACCTCTCGGAATGCAAACTCCTGGTTTTCGCGGGGCGACTTAATGCGGTCCAGCTCGCCGAGTATCCCGGTCATCGACACCGGGAGTGACGATGGTTTCTCGTCACCGTCTGCGAGATTGACGGCGTGCGTCAGGGTGGCATCGGCGGCGTCACCGTCGGCCACGGCTCGCTTGATCGCGTCGGTCAGCTCTGCCGCCTGCTGAGCCGCTTCCGGCTTGTCCGACAGCGGTTTTACCGCTCCGGTGGCGTAGTCGATCGAGAACTTGCCCCGTGCCTCGTTCTCGATCTTGCTCAGCTTGGCTTTGGCTGCCTCGAACTCGTCGGCCGCCTCGCGCATCTTGGCGGCCGCGGCCTGGCGCCCTTCGGAGTGGGTGCCGATGAGCTTGCCGAAGACTCCGAGCTCGGTGTCGGCGGTGGTGGCAGCGACCCCGGTCCAGTTGCCGACATGGGGCAGGTTGGGGAACGAGTTCTTGATATCGCTGAGCGAGGTCGCTTGCTTCTCCAGCGCCGCGGCGACATCGCGGATCATCTGGACGTCGACCTTCTTGAGATCCGCGGGGGTGAGTGACATCTACATCACCGATGCGTCGGGATAGAGGCGAGTCTGAAAGATGTTGATCTTCGATTGCTCGTCGGTGGTCGTGAATGCATGCCCACAGGTGTCGAACGCGTCTCGATAGTGGGTCAGCTCGTTCTCGATATGCCGGGATTGCGCCGCCCAATCGGTCATCTTTGCCCGCAGCGCCGCAGCCGACGAGCCAACCCACCCGGTAGACGCAGCCTCGATCGCTGCGTTGGTAGCCGCGTGGGTCTCGATGTGCTCAGCGCGGTGCATGTCCATGCGATCGGCTGACATCCGTAGACGCTCGGGCTCGACGCTCATTGCGTCCATGTCGTACCCCCTCGGTGGTAGCTGAGTGGACTATACGATAGGCCGGTTCTAGCGGCCACGGGTTGCCAGCTCGGGGCATTCAGACATGACTTCCCGATCGACGGCAGCTTTCGCGGCGGTGTAGTTGGGATAGATCGGCTGATCCTCTGAGAACGTCAGGGCTACGTCGACGGGCCCCATGCCAGGGTATTTGCGCAGCATGTCGCACACAATTCCAGTTGGCCGAGGGCTGGCGTGCGCAATTAGTGCGCACCCGAGGGTGATCATCACGGCCAGCATGAGCGCCCTCATTCGATGTGCCCCGGCTCGCCGTCAGGGATGGCGTCGGCCCAGACGATGTAGCGTTCCCGCTGGGTAACCGTGGTCGGGTCAGAGTAAGACGTGGATAGCTCGCAGCCATCGGCGTGGTAGCGGCCGTAGTCGTCGATCCGCCCCTGGCACTTAGTCCTATTGCCACCGATATGGGTGAAAGTGCGGTATCTCACCCAAGCAATGTTGCCGCTGCCACTTACTTCCACCGGGCTGTCACATAGCTGACGGATGCTGGGATTCAGCCCGAGAATAGCGTCGCGCTGGCAGTGGAAGATCTCCGGTAGTCCCATATCGGAAGGGTCGCCGGGCGCCGCATTGGCGGGCGTGGCGAGCGCGATAGCAGCCAATGGAACCATGAGCGGCAATGCCCACTTTCCGATTCGCATCATGCGCGGATCGTACTTCGATCGGCTAGTTTCCGGCCAGGAATGCCACCAGCCGATCTACCTTGCCGATTCCGTCGAAATGACGCGGCGCGCGTGAAGTGTCCCGGCCGCCAGCCCACAGCACTACGCCCGTCTGGCTGTAGGCGACGCTGGCATAGGCGGGAGTGCCGGGCAGTCGATACACACACTCACGGTGTGTATCGACTGCCCTGTCACCGTCATTGGAAATCCAGCCGTGCTGACGTGCAGCGGCGTCGACCTCGCGCTGGCCGGTCATCGCGCGAACGGTTCGATCATGTTGATTGCCTCTCGATTGCGCTGGCTGAACGCCGGCGGGTCGCTGCCTTCTTGGTTCGAGGTGAAGCGCACAGCCGTGACGCCAGTGCGTCAACGCCAACCGCACCGCGCCGCGTGTTGTAGCCGAGGTAAACCATTGTGGTAGCAAGGCTTTGGTGCCCAAGGGCTTCTTGGATATACCGGATATCGACGCCAAGCTCGTTGAGCGCGGTTGCGAAGCGGTGCCGCAACGTGTGCAGCGTGTACGGCAGCTTGAGGCCCGCCAAGAAGTCCGAAGACACCACCGACACGTAGTTCGGAGTCACCTGCCCTCCAAGCGGACGGCGGAACATCGGTCCAGCCTGGCTGAGCTGAATGGCCAGCCGTGCCTGTACCTCCGGCGGGACACGAACGATGCGTTGCTTTCCACCCTTGCCATGCACGGTCAGGAACGCGCCGCCATTCTCATCGGGGCGAAAGTCGGTGCGAGACATCTGCGCGATCTCCCCAGCGCGCAGACCGCAGTATCCGGCCAGTAGTAGCCACGCGTGCATGTCTGAGCCGGCGGGGGCGGCCAGCAATGCCAGGCGTAGGTGATCCTCGGGAATGGGACGCGGCATCCGGCGTTTGAGCTTGGGCTGTACGAGGCTGGCGGTTGGGTCCTCGTCGATGAGCCTGCCGCGGTGAGCCCATCTGTAGAACGCGCAGACGTGCGAGGTGTAGGTCTGAATACTAGAAGGGCACACTCGAAGCGACCGTTGCCATGCTTCGAGCTGCGCGGGGGTTGCATCTAGGAGGGGGGTATCACCGAGCCAGCGCGCGAGCCGGTCTATCTGGCCGAGCCTGTGCTCGATCGTCTTCGGGGTCATGTTGCGCAGACGCAGGTGTGCTGTGAACTCGCTGAGGGTGTTTTCCATGGCAAATGAATAACGGCTACTTACTCGCGACCGCGGGGTTGTTGCAGGTCAGATGCTTTCCTGAGCGGAAAACGTGACCCGAACTCGCGCGACGCCCGATGCGCTTATACGGTTCATACTCACGAGTATGAACCGTATAAGTCCGCGTTCCGGCGCGCCAGCTCAGGTCACGGTTTCCGCTCGGGGAAGCAACTGACCTGCAACAAGTCCACCCGTTCGGTTTCCTAGCAAAAGGACGGGCTGTACTTATGTCACCTGTGAATAATGACACTGTCGTCTCAGAGTTTGCTCGTTATCTGAAGCTGAAGAACTTCACAGCTAAAACGATCGAGCACCGCTTGGGGCAGATTGCTAGATTAGCTAGATGGCTTGGGGAAACATCTTTGCTGGAGGCCACCCCGGAGCAGCTTGAGGCCTGGCAGGGTTCGTTGCGGGTGTGCCCGTCTAGCATCCAGACCTACACGTCGCATGTTTGCACCTTCTATCAGTGGGCCTACCGATGTGGGCGCACGAGCGAATACGTCGCAAAAGACTTGGTGCAACCGAAGATTCAGCGCCGTATGGCCCGGCCCATCCCCGAGGACCACTTGCGGATCGCGCTGACCGGCGCGCCTGTCGGGACTGACATCCATGCATGGCTGCTATTGGCCGGATACTGCGGTCTGCGCGCTGGGGAGATCGCGCAGATGTCACGCAACGACTTTCGCCCCGATGAAGGCGGCGGCGCCTTCCTGACCGTGCACGGTAAGGGAGGGAAGCAACGCATCGTCCGAGTTGCCCCCGAGGTCATGCAACGTCTGGCAATTCAGCTGAGCCGACCCGGCACCATGTTCTGCCGTCCCCGCGGCGGGCCAGTCACACCCAACTACGTCTCGGTCGTGGGTGCGGAATTCCTAACCAATCTCGGGCTCCCGTACACGCTGCACACCCTGCGACACAGGTTCGCGACCGTGCTCGCCGACGAAGGCGCGGACCTCCGCGATATCCAGGAATTGATGGGGCACGAGAGCCTGGCGACCACCATGCGGTACCTCGCTTACTCGACCCGACGTGGAGCGGCGTCCGTCGACTCGCTCGCGTCGCACTTGTGCCCCTCGCGGTCGTCGGCATCGAGAATGGAACAGCGCAGTCACAAGTAGGTGTCACATCTAGGAGGTCGGCCAGCGGGCACGAGGGGATGCCCATATGGTCTCCGAATGCCCGCTCGCCGGTCCCCCTGGATGAATGAACGCGCCCAGTTGCTCGTGCGCTATCTCGCTGAGCAGCACGCCCTGAACATGACCGAGGCCATGGCGCGAGAGCGTATTTCGGCGAAAGTCGACCTGACCGCCGAGCTGATGGGCATCAGCCGGCAGTCGGCCAAGGCCTACGTCGATGAGGACTACGTGCGCCGGATGGCCGATAGCTTCGCGGCAGCGGTCCGAGACTTACAAGCTCGGTCACCGCGCCGTGGACTGAGAGCGGTGCCCGACCAGTCTGGAATCGCGACGGAATAGCAATAACCCTGCGCATGCCGCCGAAACGTGCAGGTCGGATGGGTATCGCTTCGCACTCCTATTGCGGTGGCAAACTCGGCGGCGATACCATCCGGCAATGAGTGGAGGGGTCCTCGGGGTTTCGCCAGAAGAGTTGCAGCGGGTTTCGCGATTGGTCACCGCGACCGCAGGCGGTTTGGCGACGGAGCTGGATGCCCTCGACGCCGAGGTGTCGCGGTTTGTCGGCTCCGGTTGGTCTGGTGGGTCGGCGAGCGCGTTCACCACGCGGTGGTTCCAGTGGTACGAGGGCGCCAAGCTGGTACACCAGGGCCTTGCGCAGATGGGCAGCTTGTTGGCGAGCACCGGGGATGCGTTCGTGGGCCAGGATGCGGCCACCGCCGCCAACGTCAACGCCGCTGACGGAATGTAGGGGGAGAAGATGTCAGGTGAATTCGGCGTTGTGCCCGACGAGCTCATGCGGATCATCGAACGCATGGCAGAGGTTGAGCAGCGAGCCGAGGCGTCGATAGCGGCCATGGACACCGAGGTTCACAACCTGCACGCCACCTTCACAGGTGAAGCTGCCACGGCCCACACGCAGGCGCACGAGAAGTGGGCCAAGGGCGCCGAGCAGATGCGCGAAGCGCTCAAGGGCCTACGTAGCGCGAGCCACGCCGCGCACGGCAATTACACAGGCGCCGCTGCCAAGAACATGCAGAACTGGGCATAGCGCGATGGCACCCCCGATTCATGTCGACCCGGTTGCCCTCGATGGCGCCGGTAGAACGGTCTCCAGCTCGGTGGGCGGGTGGGGCTCTGCGCTGTCGGCATTGCAGTCGGCGCTGTCGAGTTCGGCCGGTATGGGTGGGGATGACCCCGCCGGGATCGTGTTCGCGCGATCGTATGACTCGTCAGCCAAGGAACTCCTTGAGGCGATGGTGGACGTGTCCAACGGTGCCGGGCGGGCCGCTGACGGCATCCGGGCCTCGGCGACCAACTATTCGCGTGCCGAGGTGGCATCCAACATCGACGGCAAGGGCGGCGACCCACTGCCCGCCGCCTCACCCACTCCCGCGGTGAAGGCCGGGACCCCACCGTCTGCGGTGGGTAGCGATGTTGGCGACCCACCCGGTTGGTTCCTGGTGGAGCCGTTCATCGGAATGATTTGGCCCAATGGTGATTCGGCGAAGCTGCGCGCCGCTGGCGCCGCGTGGACGGCTGCCGGTGCGGCATTCACCGCTCAGCAGGCCGGACTAGCGGGGGCGCAGGCAACCGCGCAGGCCCAGCAGATCCCCGAAGGTCCCAAGATCGATAGCGCGTTCAAGACGATTGACGGTGCTGTCGGCGAGGTCGGCGGCATGTGCAGCACCATGGGCACCAAGCTCAACGACTACGCGGCCAAGATCGATACGGCGCACGCATCGATACTGGACCTGTTGGCCCGCTTGGTAAATCCGCTGACCGGTGCCAAACAGGTCGTGGACTGGATTACCGGCGAAGACGACGACGAAATAAAGAAAATCGCCGCCGACATCCGCAACATCGTCAACCAGTTCAAGTCGGAAGTGCAGTCGCTCGCGCTGCTGCTGGCGCCGATCATCCAGGGCGCATCGATGGTCATCGACACCCTAAAGTCGTTGGTACAGATGCAGGTTGAGCTTTTCGGAAACGAGATATACAACACCGTGGCCCCGGTAGTGAACGCCACTGCATCCTTGGGGCAGGCCATGATCGACAACCCCGGCCAGACAATCCAGATGGCAGCTGGAGTCGGCATGATGGCGGTCGGCTACGACATGATGGCTGCGGCGGGCGTCGGTGAGGTCTTCACCGGTGGGGCCGCGACACCGGTCGCGGCGCCTGTCGCTGTTGCCGGGGCGGGCTTACTCGCTGGTGGCGCGGTCGTCGCCATACCGCCAGCCCTCGACCTCTCGAAAGAGGCTGCGGTCAACGGCGTGACGGTGATGGAGGCCCGGACTGGACGACCCGGCGAGGGCATCAACCGTGGCGACGACCGCGATTCCATCGGCACATTCACAGGCCGAGGCGGCACAGCCCGAGGATACGGTCGCCAACCAGAGGCAGAGGGTATCGATCGTTATCGGCGCGCTAACCCGGACGAATGGGTGAGCACTGAGCGTCGTAAGGCCAAGGTCGATGGGGTCGAGAATGGCCGCTACTACGATGGTTTGGCGCAGAAGTCAGACGGCACTTACAAAGGTATTGAGGTCAAATCCGGTGATGCCACACGCAATGCAGAGCAGCGAGCGTTCGACTCGGCCGTAACTCCAGAGAATCCGGCCTACGTTACGATCACAAACAGGAGCGGGGAAGTCGAGACGGTGAAAGTCACTGAGGTAGAGGTAATTAAGGTGGCGGGCGAATGAGTCTTGAGCGCAATGGTTTTCAGATGCATACATACACTACCGACAAAGATTTCATTATGTGGATGGGCGCTGAGCCAGGGAAGGCGCACCGGCAGATCGAAATAAATATCAACTCGATCGGCGAAGATCGGGATGGTGTCGCAGACGTGGCGTTCTCGATCTATAAGGTCCCCGATGGCACTGAGTACGACGAGTTCCCATACCCTCATGAGTGGATTCAGACTTGCGGGGCCACCGCCGAGCGCCTGACCGTCGAAATCCGCCGGAAAGAGTCCGATGGCGTTCGGCGTATGTACACCATCGGACGGCCTTCTGCGGCAAATGAATCCGAGCAGTCAGAGACGGTCTACAACGGCGACAGTGAGTACCTGGTACGACCGTCAGAGGTCCTATCCGCCGCTGAAGCTATCGAGCTGTTCCAGCACTACTACAACCACCTGGACGTTGCGCCGGGCTGGCACTTGCGCGAGCAACCCGAATTCGCCGACGCCGGGTAGGGGGCATGCCCGCCGCGATGTGAGCACTCCTGTAACCACTTCTGACCTGGGCGTGATCTTGTAATCTGCCGTCCATGGCGAGAGAGATGGGCACCCCGGCGAAAGCGTTGTGGGTGTGTCTGGGGGTATTTGTCGGGCTGCTGGCGTTCATGGCGGCGTGCGCAATAGGGCTGTCGGGCCAATCCGGAAACGTTGGTGTGAGCGTTGAAGTGAGGCAAAAGTACGCGATCGAGACATGCCAGTCCGCTCTCATGAAGCGCATGCGTGACCCTGAGAGTGCGAAGTTCGCCGATGAGGTGGCCCGTGAAGGCGTGGCGCATGGAGGTGGTCGCGATCCCGAGTTGGACTACTCGCCCGACCGCGGTGATATTTACTTTACGGTGACGGGCAATGTCAACGCCAAGAACGCGTTTGGTGGTTACACGGGGATGCGTCCCTACACCTGCGATGCGGTGGTGGACAGAAACGGCACAACGCAAAGCCGGGCCCGCGTGCTGGATTAGTGCACTAGAAACACGAATAGCGCCCCTCACCGGGTCGGGGTGAGGGGCGTTATTTCGTTGGCCTGCAATCAGTGTGGGCTCTCTACACCTCGTCGACCAGCTCTGCTGGTAGTTCGGGTGTGGGCGTTTCGGGTCTGTGTTGTCGCGCCCAGCCCATCCATTCGCGGATGTGTCGGACGGCTGCGCGGAGTTTGTCACGATATTGGTCGCGCTGGCCTACGACGATGGCTAGTTGAGCTTCCAGGTCGCGGACTTTGCGCGAGGTGCGGGCTTGCCAGGCGCCCAGGATGGCGACGATGGCGCCGCCGACGGCTTGGATCTGGTCGGGGCTCACCGGCCGCTGCCCGCCACGAGCTTGAACAGGCTGGACGGTACGACCGCCTTGGTGGCCGAGGCGGTACCGGATCGGCCCAGCTTGATCGATGCCGCAGAGAAGATGAGCGATACCGCCAGCGTCCCGGCGCCGACATTGATACCGCTCTGCCAATCGATCTCGGTCAGGGCTGCGTTCACCGCGGCGTCGGCCAGGTTGGCGCCGACGATGAAGCCACCCGCGAACGTCTTGATAGCGCGCTCGGCAGCGTCAACGGCGGCGTCCTTGAGCCAGGGCGGGATGGTGATGTGCATGACGGTCCTCTCGGCGGTTGGGTTGTGGATAACTGCGTTTGGGCAGTTCAGGGGGAGTTTTTTCGATGGCGCCATGGATAGGGAACGCTACGGTGTGGGGAGTCCCTGCGCGCTCTCCTCGCGCGGGGGCGGACTGATCTACGCGGCTATGGCGGGGGTGCGGCTGGCCCAGTCGCGCACGTGCTGGATGGCGAGGCCGAGATAGGTTTGGCCGGGCCAGACCTCGCGGTATTCGTATTGAATATGCGCGGCGGTCGGTGGGCTGGTGGTGACGAAACGCAGCGCGATCAAGGCGGCCTGCGCCGCGGCCGCGGGCCCGGTGAGCTTGTTGATATCGCCCCAGCCGAGTAGTCCCTGTAGACCGCCGAGCACCATGGGTAGGCCGAGCGCGGCGATACCGTTGGGGCCACCAGTGAGCGCGCCGAATATGGCGGGCAGCTCGACACCCAATGCCTTGGCGGCGATTTCGGGGATTTTGGGCAGGATGGCACCAGCGGCCCCGAGTGGGTCAGTGATCTGGAATGCGGTCACCATGTCGAAACAGTCGTCCATGATGTCCCCGACCACCCCGAGGGGGATGTTGCCGTACATGTCGCCAGGGTCGGTGAGCCAGCAGTGCCGGTAGTCGGTGACATCGCCGAACCGCCACGATGAAATACCCTGTCCCGCCAGGATTGGGCCGCCGTAGTAGCTGCCACCGTGGGGCCGGGTGGGGTCACCAAAGCTGAATGAGCACAGGTAGTTGTCCGGGTAGTGCTCGGCCAGCCACGCGCGGAACCGGGCGCCCGCGACCGCGCCGGCCGAGTATCCGCCGATGACAACCTTGATGTTGGGGTTGGCGCGGTAGCGCTCGGCGAAGATGCGTTGTGCGTCGGCCACGGCGATGTCGACGGCCTTGGCCATCGAAATGTCGTTGATGCTGCCCGCGGCGCCGACCGGGAGTCCGCCCATGGTTGCGGCGAATTCGGGGTGCACTTCCTCAACGAGGTTGGCCACGGCCTGCATGACGCGAGATACGTAGTCTTGGCCGATGACTCCTCCGGTGCCCCGGAACATTAGGCCCAGGTGGCGGTTGGCGGGCGGGGCCGGGGGCGCAATGCCCAGCGCGCGTAGGTCATCATCGGACACCTGCCCGGTGGGGATCTGGCCGGTGCGGCGCTGATATTCGGCGGCCCACAGGGCAGCGCGCGGCCCGAACTCGTCGGTGTCGCGGGGCAGCGGCCCCAGCAGCCGGGTGTACAGCGGCCCAAACCAGTCGTTCATCACGGCCCGCCACTGACGGACCGTTTCATTGCAGTCTCCGATGCGGATCACTTGGACCACACCTTGTCGCGCAGCGTCATACCCTTCGATGCCCAGTCAGGATGTCCTGGCCCGAGTTGTTCGGCGATGTATTCAAGTAGCTTGCGGTCGGGAGCTTCTTGGACGAATTGCTGGTGTAGCACAATAGGATCGACCGCCGGGGGCTGCGCGGGCGCGTAGATGCCGAGGTATCCGGCGCGCAGCTTGGCGGCGAACGCGTCATTGCGCTTGTCGCCCTCGGGCCAGGCCATCTGGTAGTGCATCTCGTCGGGGCGCGACCAGTCGCGGCCCCAGAACACCGAGCCCTCGAACAGCGCCAGGCCCTTGCGGACCTTGGCCTGCGTGGCGGCATCCATCGTGTACCGCTGCCAGGGGTACTTGGGTGCCATCACGTCAACAGCGGTGCCTGCCAGGTGATTACTGTTGGCGACATCGTTTGTGGCCGACCAGCCCCACACGGGCGAGGTGATCTCTTCGACGTTGCGGTCATACCAGTACAGCCAGGCGCCCAGGATGGTCAGCGGGGCGCCCTTGCGCAGCGGTGCGGTATCGACGAGGTACAGCTCGTCGATGCGTACGATGTCGCATTCGTCCCGGTTGCACATACGCCAACCGTTCTCGGACACCGTATTGCCGTATGCGGTGCGGAAACTCATCGGGTGTACTTCCTTTCGATGCGGGGGTCGATCTCTTGGGCGTAGGAGGACAGGCGGTCGGATGCCCACCAGCCCAGCCGGAATGAGATGGCGGCAAGTGCGGAGTAGAAGGCCGAGTGCTTGAGAAGCTGGCGGGCCATGACTACACCCCCCAGAACTTGAATGTTGGTGTGACATCGACTTGTAACGGCTGCGATCCGTCGTTGACGGTCAGGGAGACCGGTAGTGCCTCGGTGCGCAGCAGGGTCGCGCCGTTGAACACGCCGTACCGGTTGATCACCGTGCCGTTGGCCACGGTGCCGCCAGGTACCGAGATGGTTACCAGCGAGCCGGTGGATGATGCCTTGTCGATGCCGGATTCGGTGACATCGACTGGGGTGGCCCAGGTGGTGTCGGCGTAGGCGGTGCCTACCCGGGTGGAACCGGCGAATAGCCCGATTCGGTTGCCGAGTGCGGTGATTGCGGCGCAGCAGGCGCGTCGGTGCGGTGCTTGGTATTCGGACATGCGGGGGCCTTTCTGTTGGTTACGGGGTTTCCCAGGTGGTCCATCCGCTGATGCGCGGGGTGTATCCCAGCGCGACGTTGCGGGGTGATTCGGTCGTCCATTGGTGGTCTCTGTAAGGGGCGATGACGGATTTCAGGTAGGCGCATCCGAGTTGGCCCTCGATCATCAGGCCACCGAAGGGCTGGTAATCGCCTGTGATGACGTAGGTTTCGTTGACCTGGTACCAGAGGTAGCCCTCGGTGTTGGCCGGAAGGCTGCCGTCGTCAAAGTCTCAGATGGTGGTGTTGAGCTTGGGGACGTATTGCAGGAGGCATTCGCCGACGTTCGGGTCGTGTGGGGCCGCGTCGAGGTAGTAGTTTCCGTTGATCAGTCCGATTGCGCCGTCGTTCATGTAGATGTCGAAATAGGAGGTTTCGCGTCTGCTGTAGAAGTGGATTCGGAATGAGTAGTTGTCGATGTCGTTGGGGTTGGCCATGTTTGGGTGATCCCTCCTGCGGTTACTGGTATGCGCGGCACCAGGCGCCGCCTGCGCCGCCGACGCCGCCGGGGCCGCCGAAGTTGGCACCGCCGGCACCGGCACCGCCGGGCGCGTAGCCCGTTCCGCCATCGGAGGTTTGCGTGGCACCACCCGGGTAGGTCACGCCGTTGTAGGTCTTGTCGCCCGGGCCGGGGCCGTCGTTGGCGTTGATGCCGGTGGGGTGCCGCGGGCCACCAGCGCCGCCAGCAGCGGACAGGCCCGCCCACCCGTCGCCGATAGCGGTGGTTGCCGCACCTGGGCCACCCGCGGTTCCGGCGAAACCGCCGCTACCCTTTGCGCCGCCTGCGCCGATGACGAATGTCAGGGTTGTTGTGGTCCAGGGAATGTGGATGCCGCGCTCCAAAGTGGTGGTGGCCCAGGTTCCCGGGCTGCCGGGGAAGCCGCCGAGTAGGTAGAACGTGCCCGAGCTCGCACCGCCGCCGCCAGCGCCGACCAGCGCCAGATCGAGATAGCGGCACCACACCGGGATCGGGACCACGGTCGTGCCGACTGCGGTGATCGCGGTCAGCGCTGCCGGTTGCGGACTGAACCGGGCGGTGGCGGTATCGGTCCCGATGGCTTGACTGGCGCTGGAGGGAAGCCGAACCCGCGACAGCACCGCGATATCGGCGGCCGTGGCGGCACCGACGGCGGCCCCGCGGGGGAGCATCTGCGCCATCTCGGCGGCCACGGCCGAATCAGTGGCGCGCACACCGGAGCGGGCCGAGTCGGCACCTATCCCGGCGTCTCGTGCAGCCACGCGCAGCTTCGCCCGCGCCAGGTCGGCGCCCCGGCCGGCATCACTGGCGCGTAGGCCCACTCCTGCGACGGCGAGGTCTGCGCTAACACCCTGATCGATGCCCGTGTGGGCCACCCGCAGCAGATGGGCCAGATCGGCGCCGACTGCCGAGTCCGCGACAGTGACCCGTGGCATCCAGACCCACTTGCCCATGGATGGCGGCGAGGGCGGATCGGGCTTGGTCGACCACCTACTCGATTGCCCCGAGGGCGCAGACGGATTGGTGGACCAGGGCATCAGACCGCCTTGATCGCGGCGTACCCCGCGGCACCCCAGCCGCCGGTACCGGCGCTGCCCCCGGTACCACCGGCACCGCCCGCGCCGCCGCCGCCGGGCCCGTTGCCCGGGGCTCCGTTGGCCGCACCTACCGACGCGCTGGGCGGGGTGTTCTGCCCGCCCTTGAACAGGCGCGCGGAGAACCCAAGATCGCCGGGGCCGTAGCCCACCGAGTCGCGGTTGTAGAAGCTGCCATAGGCCAGGCGCCCCAGTCGGCCACCAGCGCAGCGCAGAATTTCGCTGTTGTCGGTGCCGTTGCGGAACACGATGTCGTGGCCCGGCTTGCCGTCGGTCTCCTTGCTGCCGGGCTCGCCGCCAATACCTGTGGGTGAACCCACACGCTCGGACTGCACCGTGATCTGAGTGACGGACACCGGGATGTCGACGCCGCGCTCCAGCCGTAGCGAGTTCCAGGAACCGCCGCCGCCACCCTCGCCGGGCTTGTTCCAGCCGCCGTCACCGCCGCCGCCCCCACCACCGCCACCGCAGCCCGCCAGGTACAGCACGGTGCTGGCGCTGGGGATGTCGTAGACGGACAGGGGCAGGTTCGCCCCGGTGGGTGAGTACTCGGTCCATTGATCTGCCAAGTTGGTCGACTCGCCCAGGGCGCCCCATACCGGCGTGAATTCCACGTGCCCGCCCACCAGGGTGGGCAGGGAGGTGTAGCCGGTGCCGCCGTCCTGGGTGAAGAACAGGGGGATGTTCTGCACGACTTCCAGCACGGTCGGCATGGCCGGTGTGGTGTAGAGGCCCTGCGGGTTGCCGACCTGCAGCACACCGATGAACGCGGTGTGGCCCTTGGGCACCGTCAATCCCGGCGACGGAATTGTCAGAGCTTGCACGCGGCTGGTGCCCGATAGCCGTGCCTTGACGTTCCCGAGGTCGACGGCCTTCTGAATTTGCAGCGACTCATTGATCCGGTACACGCCCACGTAGCACTGCGTCATGCCATTGCCGGTGATGGCGAATTTCACGGTTCGATACGTGCGCTCAACACCCGGCGTGATGGGGATGAACACCAGCTTTTGGTCGGCCGGCACGAATGTCGACTGTGCATTGATGATGGGGAACGACACATCGTCGTTGATGCCTGTGGACATCCAGCGAGGGGTCAGTCGTGGCAGGTTCACAACGTCGGTGGCGTACACCGCGGCCGCGTACGCGTCATCGGCCTTCTTCTTGAGGGCAGCGGTCGCGGTGGAAACATCGACAGGACCCCTGCCGCTAGATCCGTCCCCAAATACCGCGTTCCATAAGTTGTTCCACGTGTCCTTGAGGTCTTCTCCGATGTCGGTGCTGCCGATCGGGCTGTGCACCTTGGCCGGGGGCAGCTTCGGGATATTGCCCAACCCGAGTAGCCCGATGATTTCCTCGGCGGTGATCTTGCCGTCGGCGGTGATCGCGGCGAATCGCTGCTCGAAATCGTCGATGTCCGAATTGGCTTTGCCGCCAAGGGTGTCAAAGAACGATCTCCACTTGCCGAGCAGCGGCCCGAGGTTCGACATGACCGAGGTGACGTTAGAGAAGTGGATGCGGCCGCCGCTGGCGCCCTCGGTGACCACCAGGGTCACTGTCGCGGACTTGACCGATCCGTCGGTCGGCACCGTCCACGAGCCAGTCAGGCTGGCACGTATCCAGGACGAATCCGCGGCCACGGGCTGAATTTTCTTGATGACGATATCGGGGAGCTTGGTGCCATCGGTGGCAAACGGGGTGATGCACAACCGGATCGGATTGGACCCCGCTGCAGCCGAGACGCCTTGCCACATCGCCGATGCGGAGATGTCCACCGCCTGGCCGGCAGCTACGTTGAACGGGTCTTTGATGCTGATCGCATGCAGCTGGCCATCGGCGTTGAGGTAGATCGACTTGCCCGACAGGTGCCCGTTCTGGGCGGCGTCGAATCGCCAGTACGGGTTGTCCTCGACCATCTTCGGGTCGGTGAATCCGCCAGCGCCGCCCAGTAGGTCGTGGGCCACATCAGCCACCCACGACGCCGGTATAACGCCCTTGAGGAACTGGCCCGCCACCTTGGCGATAGCAGTCAGGATCGATTCGGGGTGGGCCAGATCGATGCCAGCCAGGGCGTTGCGGATACCGAGGGCCCATGTCCCTAAATCATTTTCGTCGCCGTCCTCGATCCCGGTCAGCAGCTCGACCAGATCGCCGAGACCAGGTTTGTCTTTGGCCCACTCGCGCAGCTGATCAAACGAACCCACACCGGGAATGAGGTGCCCCATGACCGCGAGCACCACGCGACCGAGGAACTGCTCAATGAACCCCTTGCCGAACTCCTGGAGCTCTTGGGCTGTGAACGGCCTCGTGAGACCGCCACCCTGCTCGCGGTGTACCGGGGCCGAGGGGACATCTCTTGCCCAATCGGGGATCTCGGGCAGGTTGTCGCTCACAGCGGCCAGGCCTCTATGTTGAAGTGCGACATCGCGGCGGTGGCGGTGTACGTCGATGTGCCAGTTTGGCGCTCGCACCGGATGTGTACGGTGGCCGAGGTGCCAGCGGGAATGGTGTCGTAGTCGTCGGTGGTGCTGCCGGGGCCGATGGGCTTGCCCGGTGAGAACGCCAGCCGATCAGTCTGGGCGATGCCCACGCAGCGGCCCACGATGTTGCCGTTGGCCTCGCCGTTGATCCGGGCCAGCAGATTCACGCGCACGTCGGCCGCTTCGCCGGTAACGACCGTTTGGCCTTGCGCGCGGATACGCCGAGGCCACGGGCGGGGAGGGATGTCGATCGCGGCCATAGTCCCGTTCGCGTTGCCCGTACCGATGTTCTTGATCTCGCCCGGGTAGAACACCTCGGCAACCTTTTGCGGCACAAGCTCAAAACCGAGCAGGTCGGTTTTGACGGCCGGAATCCACCCCGCCTTGGGATTAGTCGACAGGTCCAGCGGATTCCAGCGTGTCGCGCCGTCTTTACCGGTCTTGCCGGTGTGTAGCGCCAGGTGCATCTTCCACCTGCCGGGCGTGTTGTCCGTTGGGGGAGTAATGAGTTCGAAAAATGCTGAATCGGGTGTCGCGTCTTCGGGGGCCAGTGGTGTCAGGTCGATCTTCTCGTCGAACTCGGCGTGCTTTCCGGGCGGGCCCTGCTCGACCCCGGACACCCCTCCCATGATTCCGCCGTCTTCGCGCAGCAGCACGTGCGCCACCCCGGTGCCGTCGACCGGGACCAGGGTGTAGCCCTGTCCCTGGTAGTAGCGTGCGCCGTTGAAATCGACGATAGGCCAAGCCATGTGGGTTACCTCCGGTTAGGACTGGGGGGCCAGTGTGATGACGTTGATGGCTTCGAATGCGCCAGTGATGAAGCGTTGAATCCTGCCCAAGGGGGCCTCGTCGCGGCGGCCGTCACCGAGCTGCACCAAGGTGGTCTGCTCGGTGGGGGTGATGCGCCACATGGTGTTTTCGATGTAGTCGGTGATCATCTTGGTTCGGCGGTGATACACCAGCGACATCAGGCCGCCCTCGAAAATGTCTCGGCCCAAGGCATATTGGTCACCGTTGCGGAAAGTGACCTGCGCCGTGGTAGCACCTTGGGCATCGAAAATCGCGTTGATGAACGCGAACATGGTTTCGATGTTGTACGGGGCGCTGGCGGTCGGGTAGAACCGCTCGATCGCCGGATGAAAAGGGCCCACCTCGTCGCGGACCTGGTACACCTGGACCATCTGGAACGCCAGGAAGCTGTTGTTCAGGAATCCCGAGAGCAGATCCGACGGGATGCCGGAGAACCCGACCACGATCATCAGCGAATCGATCAACCATGCGAAGGTGGCATTCATTAAGTCGTTCAACCACTTTGGAGAACGGCCGCCGATGATGTGTTGCCAGCCCTCGGGGGTGTGGTCGGCGATTTCGCAGTTGATGATGTTGGAGTCCTCGCCCTCTTCGGGGGCGACGACGTAGGCGTAGGGCTGCTCGAAATCGACACCGAGCTTGGGGGCGTAGAACACCCCGTTCATACCGGGTACCTGCTGGATGACTGGCTTGAAGATGTCACCGAGTGATCCGCCGAGGTCGATCACCGTCTTGATCACCGAATCGGCAACGGTTTTGGTGGGCCCCGAGATCTGCTGGCGGTCCCGGGTGGAAAACACGTAGGTGGGCGAATCGAGGTTGGCCCACTTGTCCGGTTGCGGGTCACCCGGGCGCCACAGGTCCATGCGGGTGTCCACACCGTAGGCGCGGGTGACATCCTTGATGACCGTTCCGCAGGTTTCCATGCGAACGGTCTTGGCGCACATGGGCGATGTGTCCAGGAACGGGTTGGTGCGCTGCACATAGGTGGGGGTGCGCAGCATCTTGCCGAAGGTCTGCACCGAGAGCTTGTCGCGCTTGAGGGCTTGCAAGATGGTGCCCATCCATGCCCGGATGTCGCCGTTGAGTGACAGGCCGTTGTTGACGAACTCCAGCCACCCGGACTGGATGCGCAGCGCGCATTCGGCGACCATGTTCTCCACGCAGGTCTGTAGCGCCCAGATGAAGATTGCGTGCGAAATGGGCTGGGCGGCAAGGGGAAGCCACCACGTCGGCCAGATCACGTAGTAGTTCAGGATGTCCCAAATGCCGCGCATCTCGACATTGCCTGTCCACGCGCCCTTTTCGTAGCGGTAGCGGTGAACCTTGGTGTAGAAGTTCTGTCGGCTGCCGGCGGTCTCCATCTCGACCCCGACCAGGGTGTTGCGGCAGTCCATGAACATCTGGATCAGTGGCGAGCTGCCCTTGAGCATCAGCTTTCCGGTGGGGCAGTCGTTGCGCGGCCGGGCGCCCGAACCCTCCATCAGGTCAGAGCCCACCGAGGCCATCGGGGTCCACATCTTGTCGCAGACGGTGAACCGATAGCTGGTGTCGACCTTCGAGTTTTTCTCGGTCAGGGCGCGGGCGGTGGTGGCGATCCGCGCGATATCGCCCGAGCGCTTGGCGGCCTCCCAGCGCTGCTCATCGGATATGGGCATCACGAGATGGCCCCTGGATCGCAGGGGCGCAACGCATTGCGCATTAGAGCGGGTATCTCCGTCGCGGCGTGCCCGAGGCGATGATCTTGGAGTCGGCGTTGCCGCCCTCGATCGAGACCTTCACGAAATACGGCTGCGCGGGATTGCCCGGTGATTTCGGTGGTATCGCCGCGTTCTTGGAGAAGCGGCCCTTGAGGTACTTGTACAGCGGGCCTTGCGGCGGGGGGATGCCGAACTGCGACTTGATCTGATCGGCGAACGCCGTACCGTTCATGCCCGCAAAGCTCATGAACTTCTCGATCGCCTCCTGGAACAAATCGAGTTCCTGCGGTGAGGGCGGCACCGAGGTTAGGTCTTTCACCAAGGTGGTGTGCACGCGCGGATCGGTGCGCAAAAACACCACCTGATTGGGTAGCAGCGGCCCGAATTCGACATATTGGTCCGAGCCGGGCCCGTCGTAGATTTTGACCTTGGTGAACGGCCCGAACAGCACGTAGTCGTCGTACATGTCCTGATCACCGATGTTGATGCGCTTGAGGAACCCGGTTTGCGCCACGGCAGCGTTATCGCCCGCGGCCAGCTTGCGGATAGCGGACGGCGTTGCCTGGCTGATCACCGCACCGGCAGCGAACATGCCGTTGCCGACGCCCCGATGCGCTGCCCCCAGAGGCGAGCCCGTGCCGGTTTCGGTGACCGACAAGATCTCCATGTCGTTGCGCAGCACGCGGAACGTGCGCGGGTGATCCTCGGTGCCGCACACCAGTGTGAACTTCTCGCCCGGCAGCGGCCCGATGGGGATGGCCAGCGGCCAGCTGCGCAAGGTGGTCTCAACGAAGTTGATCGTGTAGTACAGGCGCAGGTATCCGGCGCCGTACTCGACGAACACCCCGTCGCCCGCCCAGCTGCCGTCAGGATTGCGGTTCATGCGCGCGCCCAGGATGTTTCGGCCCGAGTCGGGCACCGACCACTCCTGAAATCCCCCGTGCACCTGGGAGACGACCTGGTTATCGGTATCGGTGGCGAAATCGGGCCAGGGCCCGTTGATGACCCGGCGCCATTGGGTGCCAAACCCGTGTTCGGGGTCGTCCCACCAACGCATTTGGTCGTTGTAGGACGTGCAGAACCCGCCGCCGGGGCCGCTGTAGCGCTGCGGAACCGCGCCGAGATCCTTGGTTTGGCGATGATCGGTCGCGAAGGTGTCGGTAATCGCGTCGTAGGTGAACGCGAAGGAGTCCGCGTGGTCGAACGACTTCCAGGTGCCGGTGTCGGCCTGTAGCCGCAACGTGGCTTTCTGCGAGGTGCCCTTGCGCATAGCCGAAACCGGATCGGGTTGCCCGCCTTGGAACCAGCGCACGTCGGCCCACCAGTACCCGGCATCGTGATCGAAAAAGTCCAGCCGGGAACACTTGATGGCGTCCAGCGAATCGATCAGATGCCGATAGACCCGGCGCGTGCGCGCGGCGTTGCGGCCCCGGCACTTGACCGTGAGCTTGACCTCGACCGGATCCAAAAACGCGTCGATATGGTGAACGCCATCCTCGGTCGCACCCTTCTGGGTGACGTGCTTCCATGGCGCGATGAGGCCTTCGAGGTCGATCAAATGCACGGCTTCTGGCGCCGTGTACGGGTCGGGAATCGCGTATCCGCCGATCATGAACATCTCGACCGACCCGTCAAAGGCGGTCAGGCGCATCATGGGCTTTTCGCCGTTGACGAGGTGATACCAGCCATGGGGTGTGACGGGGTTGGCCGGATAGCGGATCGTCACGGTCACATCCCCGGCCCGGAGTTGCGGGCTTGCTGATGGAATGCGATATCGCGGCCGGTGCCGTCCTCGGTGGCGCGGTTGTTGGTGACGTGGATGTTTGTGTCGCCCGCCTTGACTGGGCCGCCTTGGGCGTTCGGGTCGCCCTGATTGGGGTTTGGTGGCGCGGTCGCCTTGCCGGCCACGTTCGGGATCGCCGGGGCAGCACCAGCGACACCACCGAGGATCTTGGTCAGCCAGCTCTTGTTGGCCAGCTCCGAGCCCGCGGTCGGCAGCACCGTATCCATCAAGCCCTGCACCCCGATACCTGCGGCCTGTGCACCGAACTGAATCGCCCTGTTGGCCAGCTTGATTCCGGTCTGCGCTGCCTGCCCGGCACCTGGGGCGAAGATGTCGGCCGCCGAGGCGGCCATCCCGATCGCGGTATCGATGGTGCCGCCGGGAGTGATACCGACCCCGCCTGCACCCGAACCGGTCGCCGGTTCCACACCACCAATGCGCGTCGATGACGGGCTCCACGCCTGCGCAGGCCCGGTAGCCCCACCCCACCCGCCGCCAGCGGCCGGAATACCCGCTGTCAGGGCAGGATTGGTCAACGTCGGATCGCTCATCACCGGATCGGTGACCGCTAAGCCAGGACCGGCCGTCTTGGGGTAGAGCGCCCGATAATCGACCGTGGGCCCGATCGGCTGCGGCGACGGTGCGCTCGACGTGCCCGAACCAAGGGGCATGTAGTACTGCTTGGGGAACTGCTTATCGAGGGCACCGGCCGCCGAGCCTCCCAGCATCGGGCCGTGTCCTCCACCAGATTCGAAATTCATGCCGTTGGGCAGCGTCGCGGCCATGTGGCCCTGCTGCCCCGGCAGGGGATTCACACCGACATTGAAGGCCCCCGGCTGATATCCGGGCAGGAAACCGAGCTTGGCAGCGCTGGCATCGGTGGCGAACGCAGTGGTATCGAACAGCCGTGCCGGTGAGGACTTCCCGTCGCGCAGCACCTCCACCAAATCCGAGACGGCACCCGAGCAGTCGGCCAGCCCGTTCTGCAGATCAGATGCCGGAGCGTACTTTCCGCCACGCGCGGCCAATGCATACATCGCGGCGAGGTTGGGGGTTACACCCTGTTGCAGCGCCATCGGCCCGATGCCCGCCATGGCAACGTCCTGGGCAACACCTGTGTACTGCGGCCCAAACACGCCCTGGGCGGCCAGGATGCCCATAGCGCCGTATCCGCCCTTGGACGGGTTGAGTTGGCTGACCGCGCCGAGCTGGCCAAGGATCGGGGCCGCCGCCATATTGGCCAGGAACTTGGTCAGATTCTCGGCCAGCCCCGGCAGGCCCTTGGAGATCCCGAAATCCTTGTCTAGTGCGGCACCGATCTGGCCCATGCCGTCGGCGAGGCCCTGCGTAGAGCTCTCCAGCTTCTTCCACGTACCTTGCTGCGCCTCAGCCAGTTTCATCTGCGCCGAAACGTACGAGCGTTCGGCGTCGGCAACCTGGTTGCGCGCTCGCAGTAGTGCGTCCTGATCGGCGTTACCCTGCTGCTCCAGCCGGATCAACGCAATGCGGTCTTGCTCCAGAGAGTTCTTGGCCCGGATCGCCGACGACTCAGCGTCATACACCCGCATGGGGTCGACCTCGTAGCGACCGAGACCGGGCCCGCCCTTGGGAGACGAAACGAGCACCCCGGGCGCTGCGGTGGGCGCCGTGGCCAATCCTGGCGGCATGGCAACGGGCTTTGACTCCACCGACCAAAGACTCGGATCGATCGGGGCCTTGGTCTTGTCGTCGTCCCCGGCCGGTGCGATCGGCTTCCTGTCGCCTGCCTGCGGACCGTTATCGACAGCATTGCCGCGCTGGGCATCCGGCGGGGGCAGGGCGGTCCCGGGGGCGAGCGCGCTGCCGAGCAGTGTCCGTGCTGAGTTGTCGCCGGGTGCCGGAGGCAGGACGGTTGAGCCCGCGCCCGGCGCACCGGGAAGGGTGTTGGCCAGGATGTCGGTACCGGGATGCGTACCGCCGAGCGGTGCAGCGTATTGCGGCGGTGGCGGCGAGGAACTGAACAGATCCTTGATCATCGTCGGGATGTCCCTGATGACAGGCAGATCCACAAACCAATCCGAGATACTGGTCTTTAGGTCGGTGAACCACTGATCGACCGTCTTGGTTGCGCTTTCCCATTCGGACTTGAACGTCTCCGTCGCGGTCTTAGTCGATCGCTGCGAGGTGTCTTGCAGATCCTTGAACTGGTTTTTAGCCGGGTCGAGGTCGAGTTTGTTGACAGCATCGCCCATGTCCTCCCACTGCGTGCCGAAAAGGCGTTGCCACACAAGGGCTTGCTGAACCGGGTCATCTAGATTGCGTAGTCCGGTGAGCACCGCTGCAAATGCTTGGTGTGCTTGCTCGCCGCCTGCGGAGAAGCGCCGTCCCATCTCGTCGGCGTTGAACCCCAGCGCCTCGAAACCTTCCTTGGTTGACTTGCTGCCGTCGACCGCGCGGATGCTGAATTCCTTGAGGGAGTCGGCCACCTTGTCGGTGTCGCGGGCACCGCCCTCGATGCCTTGCTTGAGCAGCGTCATTGTCTCGCTGCCGGTCAGGCCGAGCTTGCGGAATTGCGTGGAGTACTCGCCGATAGAGTCGAGCCAGTCGCCGGTTACGTCCAGGCCCTTCTGTGAGCCCGCGGTGATGATGTCGAGCGCTTCGGTGACGCTATTGGCAAGGCCGGTGCGCATGAGTTGGGTCGCGGAGTGCGCGAGCTCTTGCGGGGTCTTCTCGACGACCTGCGCCACACCTTGGAGCTGCTGAATCGTGTACTGAATTTCGTCATCGGGCGAGTTGGGCTTGATCAGGTTGTTGCGCAGGGCCGCTTGAGCGACGCTGAGGTTGTCCGCTACGGAGGCGCCGAAGTTGTTGGCGTAGGACTGACCGGCAGCCTTGGCGTAATTGCCCATCGAGGTGTCATCCAGACCCATGCGGCCCTGGAACAACTTGGTGGTGGCCGTGGTGGCCATACCTTCGGCAATGGCGTTGGAGAGCCGACTTCCGACGAGGATGCCTACGGCGGTCAAACCCAACAGGGCCGCGCCGATTGGCCCGCCAGCGGTGCCGAGTCGGGCGATCGAGGCCGCGCTGCTCACCCCGTGGGTGAATCCGCCTGAGAACCCATTGCCCATGTCGCGGCCGAGCTGGGCGGCCTGGCCAGCCTGGGCGCGCATGCCGTCAACAAGGTTGGTGTTGTTGCGTCGGCTCGCCTCGTCGGCAGCTTCTTGATACTCGCGGTATGCCCGCGTTGCGTCCCGGACAGCACGAGCCTCGGCGCGCCGCGCGTCGTTGACTTTCTCGGTCTGGCGGATGATCCGTGCGCCGTCGGCGTCGCGGTCGCGTAGCCGCTGTAGTTCGGATTCCTCGGACTTGAGTTTCCCGACGGCCGATGCTGCCTTGTCGTAGGCATCAGAAGCCCTGTCGCCCATGCGCTTAAGGGACTTCTCGACATCCTTGGAGCTGCCCGCCAGCGCGTTGGCGAAATCGCGGCCGGCATCCTTACCCGCGTTGCCGAACGTGCGGGTGGCGTCATCGGCGACCCGCTTCCACGACCGATGATCAGCGGCGGCACCGATGGGTATCTGCACGGACATGGTTCACCTCCTGATCATTGGTCGCCAAATACGTCATCTAGCAACTCTTCTCGCGCCGACTCGATGAATTCGTTTTCAGCGGAGTCAAGTTCGTGCTGTCTGCGAGAATCCAGCGGCGATGAGTACTTGGTGTACATGTATTCGTGCGGGGTGCCCGCGTACTGGCTGGCCCGGTATGCCGCGAGCTCGTTGTGTGTCTCGGCGATGATCTTCTGCATGACCGTCCAGTCGCCGTCGCGCCCAAACGGCGGCGGCGCATGGGTTTTGAACTCTGAGTCTTCGGGCAGCTGGTGGATCAGCGACAGTAGTTGGCGGCTGGAAAGCACCAGGGCGCCGCGCTCATCGCGGGTGCCCTGGTGCCAATCAGCGATGCGCACACCGCGAAAACGAAGATCGGCCTCGATCGCATTGGGCCAACGGCACCACAGCGCTACTGCCTCAATTACTTTTGGAGTCGATCTTTGTCCGCTCCTCCAGCTGGCGCTGCATCACCTTCCAGTGCGTATCGATCTGGCCGGGAACACCGCCCGCGGCGAGGAACTTGGCGTAGATGTCCTCACCCATGAGTGCGATGCACAGCTGCTCGTCAGGGTCGTAATCCTTGCCGTCCTTGAGATACGGATAGACGTTCTGCTCGATGGTCTTGCCGTCGATGAAAGGATGATCGACGGTTTCCTTGTCGAGGGCTTTCATGTCCCGCTGGTAGTCGCGGTACCGCTTGCGCTGCTCGGTATCGAGAAACGCCGGGTTGGGAAGCTCCCACATCTCGCCGTCGCCGAGATCAAAGGGCACACCTGCCATGAATCCGAGGTGATCGGCGGCCTGCTCGCGTGCCTTTCTGGGGTCGACGGGGTGTAGAACGTCCTTGGTGTCTTCGGAGCTCATGATTGTTCCTTTCGGGCTGGTGGGCTTGGGGTTTCGGGCTGGAATGGGGGTGGGGCTCACCTGGCGGGCGCAGCCCGACGCCCGCCAGGTGAGGGTTCATCAGGCGATGGTCGCGGCGGCAGACTTCGGGGTGTAGACCGAAGCGCCGTTGGTGCCGGTCACCTTCACGCGGAACTTGGTTGCACCGGCTGCCACCGTCTTGACCTTGACCGTGGTGTTGCCACCGGACGAGACCGCGGGCCCATCGAGCTCGGCGGGCAGCCAGGTGGTCCCGTCATCGACGGTGCTTTCGGCGGCGAAGGTGAACGGATCGCCAGCGCCCGTGGGGTCGGCGAATACGATCGAGGCCTTACCGGCGGCACCGGGGGTGACCGTCGGCGGGGTGTTCGACACCTTGGGGGCGCCCTGAATCGTGGTCCAGCCCTTGCCGCCGACCCATTCGCCGTCCAGGCCGGGAATCAGGATGCCCGGGTTGCGCGGATCGGGGATCAGGAAGAACGGGTCAGGTTCGAGCGAGAACTCCAGCTCGTTGGCGTCGGCGTCTTCCGTGTCCATCTTGGCCGCGCCGATCTTGGTCAGCTTGCACAGGGGGATGGGTTCGACGGTGTACAGCTTGCCGCCGGCCCGGGACCGTGCGCGCACCAAAAGCAGCTGGCGGGGAACGAAATCGGCTTCCAGCGGGGTGCCCACGAAATAGTCGCCTTGGCCCGGTTCTGCCACGAGCAGGTTGCCGTCCTCATCCTGCAGCGGAACGTTATTGCGCAGGGCCTTGACGACAGGGTTCAAGGTCTCGATCGGGGTGAACTTCACCGTCTTTTCGATCTTGGTGATGTCCTTCTCGATCGGGTAATTCGACTGCAAGATCTCCAGCGGGCTGACATCAATGTTCGGCTCACGCTCGGGGCCGCCAGTCTTGGTGTTGGCGCCGAGGAACAGCCACCCCTGGTTGGGCTCGGGGTTGTTGACCCAGTACCCGCCGACCTTGCGGCGGGCGAACAGGTCCGCGCGCAGCTTGCCATCCTTGGCCAGCGGGTTGAAGAGATGCGGGCTGATATCAGTGGCCGCGCCGCGATAGTCGCGCGCTAATACGGCAACGAGCGGGCCTCGGATAGCGAAACGGCTATCGGTGTCGGTGAATCCGCCGACGCTCCAGTCAGCGCCGGTTTCGGGTTGCGTCATGTGACGCTCCTTCCATGGGTGATGAACCGGAAAGGGTTCCGGCGATTGAGGTGCGGCGGATGCCGCGACGCGATCAGGGGACCGCGACGATCAGTTGAACGACAGGCCGAGCTCGCAGATCGCCTTGAAGCGAAAGGCGTTGTCGGCCTTGTATTCGCGCAGCGTGGAGAGCTGCTGAAAGTCGATGTAGTCGACGTTGGCGGCCGTGCCATCGGGCATGGGCACATCGACGATCTCGTCGCCGAGCCGCATGATCCGCTGATCGGTCTTGATGCCCTCGCGCTGCGCCTCGGTGATCGTCTTGCCGAAGGTGTGGATCGACAGGACAGCGGTGCAGTAGAACAGGTTTGCGTCGTAGGTGCCGTCAATCATGTTGACTTGGCGGAACGGCAGCGGATCGTCGGGCTTGCGTTCGATGTCGCAGGGGCCCAGCGGTGCGAGGTGGGCGAGCATCATCACGATCGCGTTGGGGGGCATCTGCTCATGCAGCGCGACGGTCATCAGTCGGGCCTGTTGATGACATCGGCGGCGGTGCCGCCGAACGCGATGGCGGTGCGGGCCGCGACGGCGAACTCCGGTGTCGGGCTGGTGCCCCCGGTGCCGTCCTCGATCCAGTGGGCTTTGAAGTTGTCGTTGATGACCTTGGTGTCATCGTCACGGCCCTTGCCCTGCTGCACTTTCCACGCCGCGCCGTAGTCGCCGTGATCGACCGGCGAGATGGACTTGGCGTGTGCGGCCATCTCCTTGCCGACGCGCGCCTTCTCGGCTTTGGCTTGCGCCGAGATGTGGATCGCCTTGTCGATCTCGGACTGCGGCACACCCAACGCGACCAGTGGGTTGGGTCTGCGATCTGCGGCCATCAGCCGACCCTGCGCTGGCAGGTACAGAACACATGATCTTCGCGGCCGTCGAGGTCGAATTCGAGCACCGCGTCACCGACCATGCTGTGATCGCGGTCCAGGTGGCGAATCCGGTGCGCCGATCGGATGTCGGCGACCGCGACCGGCGCGGCGGCACCACTGCCGTCAACAGCAGGTATGTGACCATCGATGACCGGCAGGAACGCCCACGATTGCTCAGTGGTTGTGGTGGTGATGGCCTGGTTGTCCTCGGCCGTCGACTGCACCTCGAACAGGCAGTTATCGACCCACACAACGCGTTCGGTGACTTGCGGCTTGCGGTACTCGTCCAAGATCGGGTCGCCCTGCCCGTCGAGCACCGGCACATCCCACACGATCGCGACCCGCTGCCCGCCCAGGGTGTCCATCAGTAGTCACCCCTGGGGAAGTGGCCGCGCGCCTTGGCCTGTAGCGCCAGGCCGAGCATGCGGTAGTGGCGGCGTGCGATGAACTTCTCGACGGCTTCACGATCGATCGCAGCCTGTTTGGTGCGATGACCCACCGTCTTGGTGAACGATGAGACCGGGCCGAACTCGCCATACATCAGCGCGTCTCGGGTGACCTCGAATGTGACCACCTTGGCCGCCGGATCATCGTCGGCAATGGCCGGTTTCTTGTCGCGTATCCAATCGGAGACGACCGTCAGTAGAGGCGCCGCCACCAGTTTCTCAGCTGCCGACAGCGGCCGGAACCTGGCGGCGAACGCCTCTACGTCAAGGAAGTCGGTCACGAAACTAGTCCGTGGCCTCGATCAGCGCCCACAGGTCGTCCTTCTCCTGTGCCTCCAGCTCGTCACGGTCATACGTGCCGTTGGCCATCAGCCAGTCGACCAGGACGGCCTTGGTCGCGGCCTTGAGCGGCTTCTTACGGGGCGCATCACCTTCGGTACCGGTGGTCTGGCTCGGGCTCCCGGAATCGCCTGCGGTGGAGCTGGGATCGCCATCCCCACCGTCGCCGCTGTCGGTGTCGCCGTCATCGGTGGCATCCGCCTCGGCCGAGTCGCTTTCGGGATCGGTCGATTCGGCCGGCAGCTGGGCGCCGAGTGCACCGACGGCGAGGCCGCGCTGGACCTCTTCGTCGGTGAGCGTGACGAGCTCGCCGAAAAACGCGCGCCGCCGAGTGCCTGCGGGCGTGAGGTATTCCCATGTCGCCGCAGTCACCCGATGTTCTGTGACCTCGGGCATTACGGGGCGCCCTTCAATCCGGTCACCTTCTTGACCGCGTACGGGTCAGTGACGCCCATGATCGGCAGCACCGAAGACTGGACCCAGTTCTGCTTGGTCTTGGGCTCGCGCCAGGTCTCGGTCGAGAGCATCTGCTCGTAGTCCAGGAACCCGACACCGCCGCGTACACCCGCGTAGGCGCTGCCATTGGCGACGCGGTTGGACCGGAACATCGAGATATCGGCGTCGGCCAGGATCTGCGGCAAGTCCGGTCCGTAGGCGATGCGCAGGTCCGCGTACTGCACGGGGTTGACGACCCACACGTTGTAGACGTAGCCCAATTCCTCGACATCGGCGGCCAGCTGCGCGGCGATGATGTCGGCGAATGGCCGGGCGTTGTTCGGGGTCGGGTTGTTGCCGGTCAGGGTGACGTTGCCCCAGTCGTGTCCGGGGATGACACCCGCGCCGCCGAGACTGGCGATCACGGCCTCCAGCACGGCCACGGTGCGCTGATTGATCTTGCGCACCAGCGTGTTCGCCAGCTGTGTGGTCAGGCGGTCCATCTGGGCGCGGTCGTTGCGCCGGATCGCCTCATCGGACATCCAGAACTTGCCACCCCAGTCCTCGGACTTGGCGACCTCGGGCTGCGTGCGCTCACCCTGCACGATCGTGTACTCATCGGACGGGCCGCGCTGTTCCACATCGTTCTTGGTGTACAGCTCGTTGATGCGGATCACGTCGTAGATGATCGCCCCGGCGGTGGTGCTCGCCCCCGAGGACGAAAACAGTTCCGGGGCAATGAACTTCTGCAGCGTCAGGTCCGAGAGCCGCTTGGTGATCCGGCCGGGCTGCTTATATGCCAGGTCGACCGAGATCTTGTTGTCATTGATGACCGGCGCACCCAGCGGGTACGCGACGGGAGATGTTGTCATGGTGGGTAGCCCTTTCCTAGTAGAGGCTGATCTCGGCGTCGGCGCCATCGGTGGCCGCGGACAGTGCGTAGCCAACGGCGACGCCGCTGGCGAACTTCTTGGCCTTGCCGGCCGTGCCGACCTCGACCTCATCGAATGCGGCGAGCGCGCCGTCGGCGGTCACGTAGGTGACACGCGAATTGCCCCGCGCCACACCAACAATGTCGCCGCTGGCCGCGTCGTACTTGGAGACGCCGCACACCCGGCCCGCCGCATCAGCAGGCGCCACGGCGATGTTGCCGGTGGCGGTGCGGTTGCCGCTGATCTTGAGGAACCGCTTACCGGTGACGGCAGCTGTGGCGCGGCCGGTGATATCGCGGCCGGGCTCGTAGACGCCCACGTTCTCGTTGGTCATGATCTATTCCTTCCCTTCCGAACTCGGCGCGGTGGGCGCGGAGTCAAACCAGCTCAGGTCATTGGGCACCGGACCGTCTGCGGGCTGCGTCGAATGCCCCGTCTCGGCGAGAGGGACCACCCCGGGTGCCAGCGCGGCCAGCACGGCGGTGTGGCCCTCGCGGTCGGCGGCGAGCGCCTGCAAGTGGTGCTCGCGACGCGCCGGGGCGACCTTGCCATCAGCGATGGCCTGATCGACCACACGCTCGTCACCCTCGCGCAACTGCTGTGCGCGCGCCTCGGCACCCGCCTGCGCGGCCGCGACGGTGGCCTCGTACTGGGCCCGCTCGACGACCGTCATACCGGCCTTGGCGAGCGCCGCCGTGGCCTGCTCCAAAGTCGGTGCAGCGGGCGGGGTTTCGTCACTCTCCTGGCCGTCGTCAGCACGCTCTTCGAGCGCTTCGGCGGCAGCAGACAAAATGGTCTCGTCGTCGGCGTCGGCATCGATACCGAGCAGCTTGGCGAGGCCCTCATTCAGGGTTGCCACAATGGGCTCCTTTCCTCTGTTGACCTCGCCCTTCTCGGGCCGAGGGGTCTTGTTGTGCACCAGCGGAATTCGTGGCGCAGGCGCGGACTGGCGTCCGGCATAGCGGAACGCCGACAGATCGAACACCGATGCACGCGCGGCGGCCGACTTGGAGTCAGGCTCGGGTAGCTCGACGACACGATCGGCCAAACCGGCCTCGACCGCTTCGTCGGCGAGCAGCCAGGTTTCCTCAGCCATCACGTCGAGCCAGTCCTCGACGGTGCCCCCTGCCCGGTCGGCGTAGATCTGCGCAATGTTGCTGTTGTGCTGGGCCAGTCGCGCCGCGCTCTTCTCCATGGCGCGGGCATCTCCGACGCACGCCGCCCAGGCGTTGTGCACCATCATCTGGCTGTTGCGGTTCATCACGATCTCATCGCCGGCCATCGCGATCACCGAGGCGATCGAGGCCGCGAGGCTGTCGACCACGACGGTCACCGTGGCGGGGTGATCACGTAGCGCGTTGAGAATGGCGATGCCGTCGAACACCGAGCCGCCGGGGCTGTTGATGCGCACCGTGATGGCATCGTTGTCGATCGCGCTCAGGTCGCGGGCGAACTGTTCGGCGGAAATGCCGTACCACGAATCGATTTCGTCGTAGATCAGCAGCTCGGCCGGGCCGTCATCGGTCTTGGCGGCATTGCGGATGCTGTACCACGGGGGGCGTTGGCCCGCCGTGCGATTCTTGGTCACCACAGCGTCGGGTCTCCGTTCCTCGTGGCCGTGCTGGCGCCACCGGGGCGCGCTCGGGTATGGGTGCGCACACGCACCGGCCCTCCGCTGTTGCGGGGCGCGGCGGCGGATTCGTCGTCGGGCTCCGGTTCGGCCTCGGGCGCGTTGGGATCGGGACCGGGTAGGCCAGTGGCCGAGCGGATGAAGGCCTCAAGACGGGCGTCGGGTGTCAACAGTCCTGCGTTGACCAGCATTTGCAGTGCCGCGGCGGTAGCGTCCTGGCGCGAACCGATCTCATCGAACACCAGCAGCGGCGCCGGTTCGTCCTCGCCGAAATTGAGGTCGACCAGATCCTCGACGATGTGCGCCTGTGCGGTGTTGCGGATGTCTTCGGCGACCGTCTGGACCGACTGCACGAACGTGTCGGCTTGCACACTGGCCAGCGCGTACGAGCCGCCCTTGCCATCCAGATTCAGGAAGTGCGCCAACGCAACCAGGGCCATCTGGTGGTCGTGGTACTCGATCGCACGGCGCGGGTCCATCGGGGTGCCCGATGGCGACATGATCCCGGCCTCTTGGCCCTCAGCCAGGGCCAGGCCGGACGACTCGCCACCGCTGTACTTAGAGGCGACATCGAGCAGCGCGTCCATGCGCTCTTCGTCCTGAGAGTCGTTCTCGTTGCCCTTGATCCACGGGACGCCGATGCCATGGCGGCGTGCTGCGGCGGCCTCGATGCGCATCAGCTCGTCTTTGAGCTTCCAGTGCTTGTAGGCAGGCCGCAGCAGGCTGTTGCCGATCCACACACCCGGATCGGGCTCGTACGCATACACGACCAGCCGGTTGATGGGAATGGTCGAATCCAGCGGCCCGCCAGCGGGTATCGCCACTCCGCTCGATGTCATGGTGAACCCGCTGGAGGGGTGTTGCTCGATCGAGATCAGACCGCCGTCGCGGTCGACGTTCCACTTGGCGATGGTCACCTGGGGACGCGGGGCGAGCTTGCGCAGCACGGCGCGTACGTTGGCGCCCTCGCCTTCGAGACGGTAGACCTGCTCAAATACCGAGTGCCCGTACCGCAATGCCATAAGGGCCTGCTGCAAGTGTTTGTCCCAGGAGAACCGGCCACGGGACCGCGCCTGGGGTTCGTCCTCGTCGGCGGCACCCTCGATGGGCAGACCCAGATTGCGGGCGATGAATTCGGTGACCTCATCGCTGGCGCCGTTCTGCCGGATACGCCACGCGGTGCGGCGAATGGGCAGCCCAATTGCCCGCAGCACCGACGAGATTCGGGCGTCCTCGCGGACCATGCGCGTGTAGGTCCACACCGACAGCGGCCAAATCAGGTCGGCAGTCTGCTCGAACTGATCGATAGGTCCACCCCAGCCGGTCGCGCCGGCCGAGCTGAGCACGTACCCCTGTTCGGTACGCGGGGCGGCGGTCTTCTTCGGTGCCTGCTGATCGGCCATGCTCGCCCCCTTTCTCAGAATGCGGCGCTCATCGCGTCGAAATCGGCGCTATGCCGGTGTGTTTGGTGCTCTCGTGCGGCCCCGGTGCGGGCGCTGACGGTCTTGGCGGGCGCCTTGGTTCCGTACTTGCGAAGGGCCCAGTGCGCCATGGACACGTTCATCAGCGGCATGCCTGCGCCGTTGGGTTCCTCGGCCCAGACGAAATCGCCGCCCGGCAGCTCGCGCATGCTGGCGGTGGCCACCTCGTCGTTGAGCACTGTTTGATCGCTGTGCGACAACTTGACGGCATCGGCGTCTGCCAGGAAACCGCTACAGGACTGCGCGATCTCGGACGTGCCGATCATCAGCGGCTCGATACCGGCGGCGATGAGCAGCGGTTCAAGTACCTGCGCGGTGTTCTTACGGTCGATCACCAGCGCCACCGGATTCCACGCGGTGACCTTGGCGACCAGATACTCGGCGATCTCGGAGTGCGTACCGGTGCGCAGCGGTGCCACCTCGACATGGATGTTGCCGTCTTCGGCCATCTGCGCGGCGCTGATTGACCACACCTGACGGTTCCAGGATCGCCGCACCGCGATGGTGCGGGCTCCCGTGAGCTTCGCGTCGGCGTTCGCCATGTCGCTCCAGTTCGGGATCGGCGAGCCAACCTCGTCCTCGTCGGGCGGGTAGTCGCCGATCCCGAGGTAGTCGGCGGTGAAGATCGCCCGCTGTTCGGCGGTGCGGGCCTTGCGCCGTTTGGCTTCGAGCTCGTGCTCATCGCCGACGACACCCAGGGAGGGGTGCGCCAGGCGGTATGCGTCGATATCGCCGAGCTCGGTGCCCTCGGGTACCGCATATAGGGCGTAGTACAGATCCGGGGACCGCTTGTGGCCCAGGTTGTGCATCCCGGTGAGGATCTGGCAGTTGGGGTGTACCGAGGCCACCGGAGGTGTTGAGACGTACCAGATCTGCGGCCCGGTCGCCTTGGTCGAGGCGCGGGTCGCGCCGGTCAAGCTCGCTTCGGCTTGCGCGGTGAGGTCGTAGGCCTCGTCGAGTATCAGCAGATCCACTTCGGTAAGACCGCGACCGAACTTGGCGGTGCGCGGCCCGAACTTGGCCTCGCCGTTGCCGAGCTTGATCAGCCCGCGGTTGCCCGCCGAAGTTGGCTCGGAGCGTAGGCGTTTCTTGAGAGACGGGATGCGGTCGATGACATCGACGCAGCGGCCGAATACGTCCTTGGCCGTCTCCCATTCCTGGGCGGTGTAGGCGATTTTCTCCCCGAGCACCAGCATCCCGAAGATGATGCGTAGCACCACGATCAGGGTCTTGCCGTTCTGACGTGGGCACTCGATGCACACGTCGCGGTGCGTCCAGACGCGATCGCCCCACTCGTTGGGCTCCTGTAGCGAGAGCACCGCGCGTAAGGTGAGCCACTGCCAGGGCATGCAGCGCACGCCAATTCGCGATCCCAAGCGCGCCGCCCGGTCGCCCCATGATTCATCGCCGGGGTGTCGGGACTCGAATCGTGGTGTCTGACTGCCCTTCAGGCGTGGCCACAAGCCGATGAACTCTGGCCACTCACGCGGTGCCAGGTCAGATACCGGCGAGCACGTCGTCGTCATCGGGATCATCCGGCAGTGCGGCGCGCTGGCGATAGACCTCGGTGATCAGCTTGCGCATCTGCTCGGCCTGCTGGCGCTGCTGCACCAGCACGTTGTTAACCACCACTTCGACGGTCTTGGCGCCGATCTTGAGCTGTAGCCAGCAGTCGCGGTCGCCGTCCAGTAGAGCGTTGAGCCGGGCGAGGTAGTCGGCGGCGTATCCGGCCTGCTCGATGATGAGCCGTAAGGGGTAGGGGTCGTCGGGTTGTGACAACTCTTCGATGAGTCGCTGGCCGACGGTCTTCTCGGAGGCCGGTTGCCGACGCGTTGCCCGCTTAGCTGAAGTCTTTGCTGAGTTAGCGGTGGCCTTTGCCGGTTTCGTGGCTGCTGTCATCGCTCACCGCGTTCAAAAAAAACCTGACGGGAGCCTCCGGGGGTCAGGAAGGCCCCCCACCTGGATAATTTCAGGGGGAGGGGCTTTGACCTGCGGTTATGGCGCTTTTGGGCGTGTGTATCGGTGCTGGTCAGGGGCCTTTCGGCCCATCGGTTGGCGATCACCACGACATCACACCTCCGTCGTGTTTGCTGACAGGGTCGGGATGTTTGCTGTGCGACTGGTCGGCGTACCACCGCTTTGCTGCCTGCGCCATGCGCCACGGTCGTTCGGCTTTGCATCGGGCCATGACCACGCTCTGACCAGGGTCGATGGTGATGACCTGCGCGCCAGCGGATCGGTAACGCGCGAGCAGGCCCTCCCCGGGCATGGAGTGGATCAGGTACACATCGCACTGGTCCGCGAACGTCAGCGCCGTATCGATCGCGGCCAGCCGCGCGGCCTTGGTGACCGAGCGGATGTGCTGCGGCGGGTCGTGTGGATCTCCACCCGCGGGCGTGAGCACCGAAGCGATGGCGTCGTAGTCGATCGTGATGTCGCCATGCTTGGCGTGCTGTCGTACCCATGTGGACTTGCCGGCCGCAGGCGGGCCGGTCACCAGGTAGAGCGTCACCAGTCCATCGCCAGGTTGTCGGTAGTGATGACGGGCGCGGTGGTGATGCCCAGTGACGCAAGGGCACCGGACCATTCGGATGGATGAACGTCGAGCACCGCAGGTCTGTGCGCGTCATGTCTGCCGTCCTGGCGCTGGCTGTTGCAGATGCCGTGCAGTAGGCGATCGGCGCGTTGTCCGCCGAATGCCCGAGCCTGACTATGGTCTGCGGCCAGTTGCTTGCGGTCCCAGTTGCGCTCCAGCAAGGGCGCTTTGAACATCGGTAGGCCACACCACCAGCACAGGGTGCCGTCTACGTGACGGCGCAACAGCCCTTCGGCTTGCTGTTGGTGTTTCCAGCCCAGACCGCGATCGGTGGTGCTGGCCTTACGGCCGGGCCTCGGCGACATAGGGCTCATCCATGATCAGCGCATCCGACGTAAACCCCTGGCGGCCAGCGCTTGCATCGGCCTCGGCGTGCGCTGGTGGTGCAGTAGGCGCTGGCGCGACCTTGACGGGTGCGACGGATGGCTCGCTGCCGTCCTGCTCCACATCCAGCGTCCAGCCGTTGGCGCGGGTAGTGATGGTCATCGTGGTATCCCCAATGGGCTGGCCCAGCTCGGCCAGCGTGCCCGCCTGCGCGAGAGTGACCATCACGGCCAGGCCCCAACCCTGCCCGCCGGATTGGCGTTTAAGGTCGGGGATATCCGGCGGCGTGGAACGCCACTTACCCGGGTCGGTGTCCATGAGGACCTTGCCGTCGACGGTGATCTTGATATTGCTCATTGGGCTAGGAACTTTCGTAGTTGACGGG